ATTACAACCGATGCACCCCCTCCCGGGCCTCCTGTCGACCATAATGCACTAAATGCTGTTAGAGTTGAATACGATTGATTCCAATATGAACTATTAGATTCAACAACAATCGATGTATTAACTGATCTTGCAGTGAGAGACTCAAGAGCGCTAATACGCGACATTATGCTCTGAAAGTCAATCGGAACTACTACGACACCACCATTTACAGCAGGCGGTGGTTGGTATGGAATAAAGTTTTCATACTCTGGTGTTCCTGGTGGGTATGGATTAATTTCATCTAAGATGCTATCAAGCGATAAACGAGCACAACCACATTTTGACGTTGCTATAATATCAAAAACACCAAATGCTTCTGGATTATATGGCAATGTAAATTGCATTGATTGTCCATTTTCGGTGACAGTAAACGCCGAAATAGGAATAGCTGAAAATGGCTGGCAACTGCTTTGTATGACAATTGTTGTGGTTGCTGGCACCTCTGCACAAGGACTAATCGCTGACACAGTGCTCAGATTTGGGAAAAAATTATAATACGAGTATGCAGAAACCGGAAACATTCCAGGCTGTCCGCTTACGAATAAATGAGATGTAAAATCCAAGTTTTTGCCTGTGATTGTAAAATCATATTTTTCGTGACCCAAAACAAGATAGGTTGGATTGATACATTTCAGATAAGGAACTCCATTAATTACAAATGTCGACTTGTACGCAGACGTTAAACCAATAGATGTCTCAAATTCTTTAAGATCAAAAAAACATTTATTCAGTGATGTGACTGAAGACATGTTTGTTGTAATCTTACAAATATTTCCTCCATCTTCAATTATTTTTTTGAAGAGATATCCGTAAATGGTAAATGATGTGCTAAAACCAGTACGGAATGTCTCCTTTGGATCGTCAATTTCTTGCTCTGGTCTTATTGAACCACTCCATTCGACCTTGGTGCGTAATGTTTGTTTAGTTGATGGATCAATAACATCAATATAAATATAAGGATCAGTATATGGCACCCAATTGCTTAATATCTGCAGCATGTCATTGGTGCTCTTTGTGATCACCGACATACTCATTTGTACTTTGACTGGTACTGGTTGGCGTCTTTGTTTTGGAGTGCCTGAATCGTTTACAAAATAACTTTTTTCAATTTTATTTTCGACTCTATCTCGATCTCTGTCGATGCTATCAATATAGACTGATATAATTGGCAGATTACGAGGATTTGGATTCTTATTTACAACGTCATATAGAACTCTCTTTTTTGGTGCATAAACAAAGTTGACATGAAGATGGTCTTCTACAGCACGGTCTTTGTTGTATCTTTTGATGACAACATCATTAAATGCGTCAATAAATTGTACGATTAGATCCTCTATTTCAAAATTGTAAGTATAGTCGCGCATTCTTTGATAAATATATTTATCAATGGCCTTTACTTTCAATCCAACTGACGAACCATTTTCATTTAATCCTGCTGATTTAGGTGGTCCTGTGTCATATATTCAAGGATGTAGTGATCAACCAACAGGTGAACAAAAATCATATAATAATTGGCTTCATGAAATTATTAATTTATATGGCGTTATAATTCGATATTATCCCTATAAATTTTCACTCGAAGAAATGAATTCTTTATTTGGTGAAGACATGACCACTGGATTTGATGTTGATAAAACATTCCGCGCATATGTAGAAATTAGCGAAAACAGCAATACTTTAAGCCGGTTTGGTATTGTTGTTAAAGCTGCTGTTAGTTTGGCTATACCTTTTGATACTTGGGATCAATACTTCAAAGGACAGGAACCTAAAGCTGGTGATGTATTCGTCGTTATTAATACGGGATGTGGCCGTCAAGGAGGCAGGACTGCAGAGGTCTTTGAGGTTACAAAAAGGTATGATCGCAAAAATGCCGGTGGTGATTTTCTTGGAAGGCATTATGGGTGGTTTATTGAAGCTTCAAGATACGAATATGCGTACGAACCAGGAGCACCACCAGAGGCAGAAACTACAGATGTATCGGACGAGGATATTTTTGGTCGTCTGCCTGGTGATCATAATCCTGAATCACCACACCCGGCTAAGTTGTACGATCAAAATGTCGAAGCTATGTCTAACAATATTAAGACATATAGTGATAATCGAGATTCCGTATTTGGCAATTATTGAGCACAAAAAAAGGGAGCTTTGCGCTCCCTTTTTTCTTTTATTGTTGTTGTGCTTCTCGATATTGTCTTGCAATTTCGTGAATGTGCATTCTTAACGCTTTGAGCATTTTCTCTTCGAGATTCCGAATTGTACCTCTATCTTCGGATACTACGTTATGATTGAAGAACTCTTCGGCTAATTTATTGACGAATTCTTCACTGAATTGAATTTGCTGTGGATATCTTGTAATAACTGTCGATTTGAGTGTCTTAATACCTTCACTAAAGGTTTGAGCAAAGTTTTGGAATGAACTATAGTCAATATCCATTTCTCTTTCCATTTCTTTTGATGTGTCGGTTCTTGCTTTACCAGGCTCGCCATATTCAGCACCAGCTGGAAGATTGGATTTAAGTCTTGATTTGCCTGATTTTGATACGTCTTTAAGATTTGATCTCAAATCGTCAAAAATTTGTTCAGCTTTTTCATCAGATAGACCAGCGAGTGGGTGTTGACCTCTTGGATCATCGACCTCTCTTTCTTCGTTTCTCGAATCGATCCATTGACGCATTTTGTTTAAAACCTCGGTCTCGCCCATCTTGAATGAGAATAGAATAGATGCCTTGTCAAATACTGCTTTAGAAGCAGATTGTGTTGATGGTTCAGGAAGATCAATTTTTAGCTTTGGTGCATACTCATCTTCCTTGTCTGTCGGTTCTGGGATGTCGCTTTCATCGTCGTATCCTTGTTCGCCGCTTTTCTCTTGGCGATAGATAGATTTGACTTCATCTGGTGTTAACTCATAATCATCTGCAAGTTGTTTTGCGATTTCTTCAAATGCTCTTTCGTTGTCTTCAACAGCATCGAGAGTGGTAAGAATGTCTTCTAGCTGGGCTGGTTTTAATCCAGATCCAAGACTTAGTGCACGGCCTGCTTTATTTGCCATTGTCTTGCGAACCATTGCAGCGATTTCGGCTTTATCTGGTTCTTCTTCAGACCATTCACGCTCCGCTGCTTTTGGTGCGACTGTTGGTTTGCCATCCTTAACCTTTGCAATGAAACGATTTAATTGATTGTCGTGTAGTTTTTCTCCTGTTCTTTCAAGTTCGTCTCTGACTGCAAGATCGCGACGAATTAAGCGACGAAGATCGGAATCGGATAGATTTCGATTGCTATCAATAACCGAACGAATTGCAGTATCCAAATCACCAGCAATTTGAGCCATTTCTTTAATCTCGTCTTCATCACTTGGTTGATCTGCAGTCCAAGTATATTCATCATCTCCTTGGCTTGTTGTCGGTTCGGTTGATGGTTTTACGGTCTTTGGCTCTGCATTGTATACTTTTGCAACATTTCGTGTTCTTTGCTCTTTACCAGCTCGTGCATTTTTGATAAAGTTGTTTAGTTGGTTATCATGCAACTTTTGGCCTTGTAATGCATTTCTTACTTCAGGGTCACTTTTGATCATTGATCTGACAACATTATCAGGTTGATCTTTGTGCTTTTCGTATGCGGCTCTAATAGCAGCACCCAAATCGCCAGTAATTTGTGCCATTTCATCCATCACTTCATCTTCATTGAAGATGCTTGTAACGGTATTTTCGTTGATAAATTTATAAAGACGTAAAATATCCATGTATTTATTTACTGGCAAGGTTGTCTATTTATGAATTAGGACCTGTCAAACGGCGCAAAATTTCGTTCTTTTCTAATTCAGACATTTCTTCTTCATCTGTAAATCCATCAAAAGAAATTAATGAGCCTTCTTTTTCATCATATGCATTGCCTTGTTCATTGACATATAGCGACACTAAATGAAGTCTTTCTGATCGATCACCAAAAACTTCAATGACGGCAGGGCAATCTTCTGTTGGAAAAATTTTGCCTTTCTTTTGAATATAATCAACATTGAATGCTTTTAAGAAATGATCAATTTCATTCCGATAGTCTAGATCAATGTCTCTATTTTCCTTTGCTTCAATTGCAATTGGTGATGTTGTCGAAACAGGCAAAAAGAAAATAACATCATAATACTTGAGAGCCATTCGTGCTTGAAGAATAGCTGCAGTGACATCGGAATCAGTAACCCCACCTTTTTTCTTGGCCGCAAGCCAACAGGTATATGCAAGATTATCGATTACACACCGATCATGAATACAATGCTTTGCATCTTTATTTTCTTCCGCTTGTTCGCAAAGTGCATCGAGAATTATTTCTTGGCTTTCTTTAGTACCGCCTTGATTGAGTTGGATATTTTTCTCCGAAATTAAATCACGATATGTCTTTTCGGGTCTTTTATACATCGGCCATCTCATTAAAAAATCATTAATGAATGTCGTTTTGCCTATACATTGGGTTCCGGTTACTGCTATTCTCATGTGTCTGATTCGTTTCTTTGTCTGTGATATTTGATAAATACTTGTTCTAAAAATTTCATTAATGCGTCTTCTTTCAATGCATTATCACAAAATTGCAATTGAATTCTTTCTCCTTTAGAATCGTATCCAAGCAAAATAAAGGTATCAAAATATTCAGCCAAATAATTAACGATTTTTTGACTGTTGTCTTTTAATTCTTTAAAGCTTTTATGGGAGCTAAACTCCCGAGCAGCTGCATTTTTTAATTCTTGCAGCTCCTCGGGAGACAATCCAAACCCTTCTTTTTGTAATTGCGATGAAAGATCATTGAGTGATTTATGCAAATCGTAATCTGATGGTTTGGATTTTTTCTTCATATATTTATTTATTGATCCGATGTGGGTGGCTGATAGTTTTCACTTCTCATATTGTATAAGTTTGTCTTATTATTGATGCCAAACTTATACAGCCACTCCATGATCACTTCCATCGAATCAGTAGTCAAACGGAATCTCTTTGGTACAAATTGATCTCCGTCATAAAATTCAATATAGTTTTCATCGACGCCATCTAAATTGCGAAATAAGGTCGCAATGACTGATGAATGTCCTTGGTCGATAACAACCGACCAAGTTCGTGGGTCGTGTTGTCCATATCGAATTGGAAGCCTATCTACAAGATAACCACTATCGCGAAGTCTCTTGACGAAATAGCTCTCATTGGTTGGTTTATTTTTATTTGCCATGTTGTTTGTGTGTTAGGTTAAATTATTTTACTGCTCTAAGAAGATATTTGGTTTCAGTATTCTGATCCTTATAATAAAACATATAGACACCCTTTGTAAGATTCACCTTGGTTTGTACATTATGTTTAAGGGAACTAATAATTTTAAATGTATCAATTGCTAGTGGAGAATTTGCTGCTAAATCACCACCAAGATAACTATCAGCCGCAATGAATGTAATATTATTGACACTATGGTTAACCGATTTGTCGTCAAGATCAACATATACTTTCTTATCAGTTGAATTGGTATAAAAATAAATTTTACCTTTTCCGTCTGTGAAACTGCATCCTTTATTAATCTTGCTGAATATGCTTGTATTCAACACAAATTCTACATCGAATGTAAACGAATCAATAAGCTTAGCACTAATCTTCTCCGTAGCAGCCACAGATGGATCGAGCAAATAACATTTGAACTTTAATGTTGCTGAAGTATAGCTAATACACTTATCATTAACATCAAGAATAATTTCTTCTTCATCATCAATTGCATCTAATGCATTAATGATCTTACGAATATCCGAAACATAAATTGTAAACGGCGAATCGAAGTTAATCATCTCAAGTGGGATGTGCTTTGCGTAATAAATACAATTTGCACCTGCATCGTGTGAAATGACATACAAATGGCCATTTTCAATGTGAAGAGCGCAAGAAATATTAGTATCACCAATTCTTGCAATAGGGCTCAAGAAGTCGCTGAAATTATCCTTGAGGACTTTTATTTTCATTTTTCTTTTTCTTGATTAATTTGTTAAGCTTGAGTTCAATTGTTACTAATTTTTCTATGATCAATTTAAGTATTTCATCATTTGTTGATGTTTGTTTGATGGGCATAACATCAGATACGGTTTCAACTGTCCGATCAGTTACAGATAAAGGCCCTGGATCCTTTAACATTGTTGTTCTCATGATGTTTGCGATTGGTGATTTGCCTACTGGCAATTGTAGTGGTTCCATTGGTTTGTTTTGTGATGATGCTTTTGCAAATGGATTGTCAATTTGAACAGGAGCATCTACAACTTCTCCTTGCACTTCATGCAAAACAACCTTTTCTCCATCAAGACCATCAATAACAGGACCTGGTGGTGGGTGTGGTGTTGCAATTTTAATACCAGACAATATCTTATCCACTGATATTTCTCCCGTGTTGCCTACAATATTTTTATTTGAATTAATAACTGCACTATCAATGCCATTAAGTTGGTTTGACATAAAAGCAGCCACTCTCGCCATTGCAATTGCTTCGTCTCGAGATACTTCTTGCATATTAAACTAAACTACGGCTTGACTGTGCAAACTCTACAAATTTGTAAAATTCATTGCGGCTGTTGTTTTGTGGATCAATAAATGCACCCGACATCTTTGCAGTTCTCATGGTTGAATTTTGCTTAATACCGCGAAGAGAACAACATGTGTGATTTGCTTCAACTAGAACTGATACACCTTTGTTATGCTCGCAAAGATTATTAATAAAGTTGTGTATTTCCATTGTCAATGTCTCTTGCACTTGTGGTCTTCTGCTGAAATGATCAACTACACGATTAAGCTTTGAAAGCCCTACCACCCTGCCGTCTTTCTCCGGAATATATGCAACATGACAATATCCAAAGAATGGCAAATTGTGATGAGCACACATCGACACGACAGGAATATTTGTTTGACATACAATACCATCATAACTGCCATCATTTTCAAATGAAGTAATTTTTGGCGTGTCTTCAAAACATCCTTTTGCAAGATCCTCAATCCATGCTTTGGTTACACGCTTCGGTGTATCTTTCATGTGTGGATTGTCTCGCCAATTAAAGCCAAGAGCTTTGAGAAATCCTCCATAAGCCTTTTCGGCTTCTTCTCGATTGTAAGTTTGTTTTGTCATATTAGAAATTAAGGAAGTTCGAATTCTTTAAGAAGATCATCCACAGTGGAATTAATCGAATCGATATTCGACACTGTCTGCTTTGTATTCAATTGTTCGATTTCATTTCTAACGAATTCGTTTCGTGCAACAAGAACTGGTGGTGGTCCTCCATATGTACCAATTGATGGCTCTGCGTCATCATCTTTCGCATATGTAATGGATGATTGCTGTTTGTCTTGTGATGTAAAATAATGTTCATCAAGAATTCTTTGAATTTCTTCTGCAGTCTTTCTTGGTGGCAGCTGTGCTGATAAGTCATGTGACATTCCGTAAATTCTCTCAATGTCAGCAGCAGTCAGCCCCATATCACGAGGCTTGCTGATGAATTTGCTGCTTGTATAGGTCAATGTGCTTTCTTTGCCAGTTCCCTTTCTTTCACAACGAACACGGAAATCAACACCACCAGGAGTCAATTCAAAAATTCTCTTACCGTATTCATCTGAATCTTCACCTACAATAGCAGCCTGAAGAATTTTATGAATTTCAGCACCATATCTCCAGATCTTTACTTTACCAATGTCATCTGCTTCAGGGCTTTCAATGATATAGATATTAGCGAAATGCATATCTTTCTGACGAAGCAATCTTGCCTTTGCTTTTGCTGCTTCGGTGCCAATTTTTAATTCTGCGAATCGTGTTTCACAGCACGGGCATAGCTCTGAGCGCCCCCACGATTTGAGGCACGGGATAGAAATGTATCTACCATTTTGGCGACTTTCCCAGCCATGAGTCGTGAAGGATAACATCGATGACGCTGGGTTTGGCATGTATGGAATAAATCTTACGGTGTAGGTAGCGCCTACTTCGGCTTTGAAAAGATTTTCGTTTTTGGGTTGTTTATAATCTGTGCTTGGAGTTTGTGCTGTTTGAATTTTACTGAAGATTTCGTCGAGTATTGACATAATGTTATTTGGTTGTATGGATTAATATAAATGTGTTATTGTTGTGAATCAAGATTTTTTTTAAGATAATTTTGTAATGCTTGGTATAATTGTTGTATTTTTGGTTTTATTTGGGATTTTTCATATTTGGTCTTTAATGTATATAGGTTAATATCGCCAAGAAACAACGCATAATCTTCAGGGTGTAGTCCATTCATTGTACTGAATGATTCTGGAAATGCAAATACTGCATATACTGAAACGTGATGCTGCTTGATATGCTTTAAGAATGCAGATGTATATCCTCCTTTATATTGGCAATATTGGTGTGCATATAATTTATGCTCGAGACAAAAATCACGAATATATTTAAATGATTCGACAATAAGATTTATTTGTTGGTGATCGTCTGGTTCAAGAAGCATCAAATGCTTCATATATGTCGTATAATCCTTTATTGCTTTGGGGCTTGTGTAGTATTCTAATGATATTCGACCGGCATTAATATTCTTGCGGATTTTATAAGGTGCTAGAAAAAAATCATCCCATTTAATATGAGTATGTTTTGAAAAGAAATGACATAATCTTTGCAATAAAGGATAATCATCCCTGCAATCAAAATTAAGCCAATTTTCACGAAGCCTGAATGGTTTATTGATAGCTTGTGATGTAGTAGCGAGCCATTTGTTGTAGACTAATTTTTCATTCTCGGTCATTTGCCTTATTTAATGCGTAAAGGATTTTTTTGGATCTATTGACAATATCGTAATTGTAAGACATCTTTTTAACAAATTCAAAATAAGACATATCTGTAATCTCACAAACCAATTGTCTCATTTCTGGATTTTGAATCATTGTAATGATAATCGATGTAGGGCTAAGTGTTTTGTTTGATAATAAGGATATCAAAGAGCATGTTTTAATAAAGAAATCGTCTATTTCATTTTCACCAATAAATTCAGATGATTCCGCATTATGTTCAAATTCCATGCATCCTATTTACCCTCATGACTATCCATTTGTCAACTTGAGATCGTTGATAACAGAATCCAAATCTTCTTCAGACATTTGCGTATCTGATGCTAATGTTTCATTATCATATTCTGACAAATGTAAAGTATCATAATCAATTTGAAACGTAGTATTGCCAAAATTCGGGCCGAATCTATTCTTCATTAGGTTAAGATGTAGAATTCCGGCTTCACGATCTTCGTCAGTACACCAAATACCAAATTGAGCATCTGCTGTCATTGGCAATCCCATAGATTCACCTGTCGTCTCAAGACCTGGATTCGCTTGATCATATGCAGATCTATTAAGTTGCGTTGCTGAAATAACAGGAGCATTGAATACATAAGACAGTGCTCGTGTTTCTTCTGCAATCTTTTTGATCTTCTCATATGAATTACCGTCACCAGATCCTCTACATGGAATCATCAAATTAAGATAGTCAATAATAATGGCATCAATCTTAACTCCTTTGCGCACCAGTTTCGTTAGATAAGCACGAATATGATTTGCACTAATGGACGAAGGCGGAAACTCTTTAATGAATAATTTCGAATCAAGATTATTCGATGTATAATTATTCATCCAGCTTCTAAGATGCTCTTTTTGTTCGGCAAGAGTATTAATAGGAATTCTTGTCAATTGTGAAGAGATTCGTTTTGCATAAATCTGCTCAGGCATTTCCAATGTAATAATGACTGCGCATTTGCCTTGCTTGACAATATTATTTGCAATATTACCAAGAAAGATTGATTTGCCTACATTAGTAGTACCACAGAATACATACAATGATCTACCTTCTTCAAGAAGACCGCCACCAAGCTTTTCATCGAGCCATTTCCATCCAGTAGACAATCTTGATTCTTTCTTGTCAAGATACTCTAGGTGCTTATCAAAGTCTTTAAAATATTCAAGACCGACATCATCGATCAATGACATCGTAACAGCAGATTCTAGCTCTGCATACGCACCTTCATAATCAACACTGCCTTCTTTTGCAAGCTGTGTTGCGGTCTTACTCAAGAATGAGACAAGAGATCTTTCTTTCAAAAACTGCTCTGTATTTGTGAGCAATTCTTTTAGATTAAAGGTCTTGTCAATTGTCTGGAACTCTCTTAAAAGCTTTGCAAATAACTCACGATCAGTAGAATTCTGAAGACGGACTTTGATCTCTGTGATCGTCGGAATTTCATTATGTTCATTGAAATATTCAACAATCGGAAAGATTGCAGCCTTTGTCTCTGCTCGATTGAATAAATCGGGTTTGAGAAAATCAATAATGCTAGCAAGATACTCTGCATTGAACAGAGCATGATAAGCAATGACCACTTCAAATAGGTTAAGATCAATCTTCTTCGCTGTCTTCTTCGTCATTTTGGTCGATGTTATCGGTTGAGTATGTAAGTTCGATGTCGAGTTTCTTTTGCAGTTCAGGAATAATTGTATTTTCCCAAAGCTCAGTATTCTTTCTCCATTGCTTGAAATATCCAAGCTTAGTACCATTCGGCAACTGATAGGTTGCTCCTGTCTGCTTTACCACGTCATATGCGATCGCCATCACCTCAAGTCCTGAATATTTATCCAATCCTGTCTTGAAGTTCAGCTCAAGTTCTGTCTTGAGGAATGGTGGTACAATACGATTTTTTACTGTCATTGCTGACATTGTAATGCCGCTAACCTTATTGGCAATTGCAATCTTTTTATTCTCATCTTCTTCGTCTTTATTCTGAGTCATTGCCATTTGAACCAATACAGTCGAAAGATAAATTGGTCCTTTACCACCACCTTGATTCTTAATCAATGAAGGAAACATTGCAGATGGATCATCATAAATATGATTTGAAAAGAGAATAGGCACTTGTGCTTTTGATGCCTTATTGCTCAATGTTCTCATCAAACTTTTCATTGCTCTTGCTCGCAAACCCATATCTGCCGAATCTTTATCCTTTGAAATGTCTTGCAATTCTTTTGCATTGATAAGATTGCCGAGAGAATCGATTGCAAAGATAAATTTACCTTTCATATCTGGATCTGCGATAATCTCATCAAGAAATTTAACCATATCATTTCGACATTGTTCAATCGTATCGGCAGAATTCCAAATGTAATTATTAACATCACATCCAACACCTTCTGCTGCTCTACGATCAACAGCACCTTCAGTATCCCACATAACAGGAATCATGCCATGATGTTTTTGTGCATTGCCGAAAATCTTGTTAATGATCAATGTCTTGCCGCATCCCGATGGGCCTGAAAATCCTGTAATACGTCCTTTCGGCACGCCTCCTTCTTTGATCTTGCCGCTGATAATGGCATTTAGCGCATAACTACCAGTATCAACATATCCTGTGATCGTTGATAATGTACTATTATTGAGAAATTCTGCGTCTGGATTAATCTTCTTGAGACTCTTAAAAGCCTTTTCTAGGATTGGATTTTTCATGTATTAAATTATAACCGATGGTGAGTATAAAATCAAATGGTTTAGAGGCCAAAAAAAGCTCTCTTGGCTTTTACACCAAGAGAGCGCAATTGACATATTGTCAATTTTTATTCGTCAAACAGCTTGACAACTTTTGGATCTGAAAAAACCGGCTGCACTAGTGGAGGAGGTGCAAACATGCTTTCATATTGCGCATAAAGCTTGAAGTCAAATGTCGCGTTGTTTGTAATAGCAATCGCTCCTCTCGGATAATCGAAAACGATTGGCTCTTCTTGTGAAGCACTGAATTCCTTGAAGAAGGCAGGCAACAGCTGTAGTGCCATGTTAGGTCCTTGTGGAATAACATGGACGACGACTGGATTCTTGATTGCAATCGTGCTATCAGTATCTAGCGTTGGAATACGCTCGCCGAAACCAGTTCGGCCTGCAGGATCGATAAATGCGATCAGATTTTCTTTGACGAAGACATTAAGGTTTGTTTCTGTACTCATAGGTTAATGATATTATATTTTAAATGTGGTGTGCTTTGTTATCAACTACAAATAAATATTTTTTTTATGACTGAAACTAATATTTATCATGGGCGACTCGGTAATCAAATTATAAGAAATATTGCATTACATTTTATTGCTAAAAAGAATAATTTGGCTGTTCGCTATTCGAGTCATGATTTAATCCAATCTTTAGGTATTGAATTATTTTCAGGAGAAAATGATTTTAATTGTAGCATTGAATTGACGGATGATAATTATTTTGATATTTTAAATGGTCCTCAAATTGAGTGTAATATAAACGCCAATGTTCATTATTTTCAAACAAAAGATATTTCTAAAATGATTCATAATTGGCTTCACACTGAAATGAAAAAATAGTATTATTGGTAAAAATCCATTTAATGAAAGATATGACAATAATCATGATATTTTTCTGCATCTTCGTTTGACTGATACTGCGCAGTGGAATTTAGGATATGACTATTACAGCAGGGCAATTAACAATCTTCAATATGATAAGATTTTTTTAGCTAGTGATGATTTTAATCATGAAATAGTAAAAAAATTAAGTGATAATTATAATATTGAATATTTTAATAGAACAGAGGTTGATACTATGCAATTTGGTAGTACTTGTAAAAATGTCATACTATCACATGGTTCTTTTTCTGCGGTGATCGGGTGGTTGTCTTTTTATTCTAATATATATTACGGCAAATATAGACACATGTGGTTTGGTGATATGTATTCAATTGATGGTTGGAATGAATTAAATTATTGAAATTAACGTGGAGGTTGTATTTTTAATCCCATATTAATCATCAAACTATAAGGATTACCACAAGCATTGTTGATATATTTTATAATGCCAATTTCTGCTATGTAAATATCCAATTTGATGTTATATTTTTGAAAAGTTTGCATCAGTGAATTTGAATCTAAAAATTTATCTTTTGATTTTTCTGCAAGTTCTTTTAATACAACTTTCGCATATATTTCGTTGCTGGTATATATAGAATAGTCATTAAATAATTGATTAATTATTGATGCTGTAATTTTTGCATTGATCGTACTTTTGATTTTTGACAAATTTTTCTCTAGCCAATCAAAATCAAAATCTTTTAATAGCAAAGTAAATCTATTAAAAGATTTTCCTTTATAAATTGGTTGATTGTTTGAATTTTTGCCTGTGGAAATTTTTACATTTTGTTTATAATCATCATCGAATAGTGATTTTTCGTTTCTTTTATGACGAAGTATTCTATTCCATTTATTAACAATTGTTTCTAATTTTTCATTATGCATTTTTTCTTTTCTTTAGTTCATTTTCTAATTCATTCATGAATGCAATATGATCTTTTGGTACTGATTTATATTGAAATCCGTACTTGCGCTTACTAAGATCTTTGTATACTTTCTCTATTTCTGATGTACTTGCTTTGCTTAGATCGTTCTCTTCATCTCCTTCTTTATAATCATCTTGGCTGGCTTTAAGGGTTTCATGTGCTTTTTCATATTTTTCACGATCTTCTCCTTTGTATGAAACACCTGTCATTTTAACCCAATTAGCAACGCGGTCATAATTTTGTTTAGAAGGATTGTTTTTAAGAAAATTCAAAACAAACGATAGTTTTTTAGATGGGTCTTTAATATCACGAGCATCTGTTCTTACGATCTGCCATTTGATATTAAATTTGTTTGTTCTCGATTCTCTTAATTTCATCTCTTCTTCGATGATGTTAATAAATTGCAAAAAATTAGCCATATTCTAACTTATGTTTCCCATGGATAACAAATCCATTTATTTGGATCCCATTCATGAACATAAAAGTGATTGCATTTCCATTCACAATTTCTTTTCTTACCGACAGTACAAATATGAATCCTTTGCAGAATTTCTTCTTGTGTCATAAATGCACGACATTCCGATACAATTCTCCAAATAATATTGTTAATCACGCGACCAGTATCAAGCACATCATCAATAATGACAAGATGCTTCGATTTCAAGAACGGAACCAAAAGATGCATTGTCATATCTGTTTCTGATAAAATGGCAGGCTTGTAATGTTCATCATTAAACAATGAGCGCAATTGATTAATGATCATCGATGCTACAGGCCAGCCACCATAATAAGGCGCAAACACAACAATATCATTTTTTGATTCACCTGGAAATTGATCATATAGATTATGTGCAAGCTGTTCTGAAGCTTCTGTTACGGTGTCCCAAGATAGGTATAATTTAGTCATACGAGGCTAAGAATAAATTTCACATAATCATTTGTATTGCCGGTGGGTACATTATGTACCGGCACAATCCAATTATTAACGGCACACCATTCATTTGCAATATCTTCCATCAGATTAGCAATTTCATTTTGCCAATTGACATCTAAAGAACGGAATCCATCATTTTTCATTTCAAGCGGAGGCATAATAAAAATTCGATCATATCTTCTCATTGTTTTTTGGAAGATGTCTGAAAAATCAGTCCATTCCTTATAGGAATAATCGCCCTTGAGATACGACCAAGTAGCATACGTAAAAGCATCTAATGCCCCACGATCTGTGATTAAAGAATAATGCCGATACGTGTTTCGATGGTGTTCTTCGAGAATCATCATTTGACTTTCATAGTCTGCAATTTTATTAATCTTAATTCCTTTTTCAGCAACAAGCTTGCGTACTGGTTCATCAATGAAATGATAATCTTCAAACATTTCAATATTACCCAACGCTTTCATGAGTGTGCTTTTACCTGAACATTGAGGCCCGCTAATACAGATTTTCATATCAAATAATATCGCTGAAGGTGTGAATGTTTGCAATGATTTTTTGCAATTGTTCTGATGTAACATTTGCATGTATAAGATCATTCATTTTAATTTTCTTCTTTGTTAAGATGCCTAGTGGCTCATAATCAACACCAAGAAGTCCGTGCAATACTGGGCTTGAAGTGTCGATGCTATTAATGTGAACCGATTGATAAATTGAATGACAGAATTCCACCGGCAAAGAGCAACCCAGCAAATGGTGATAAAATCCTTCGCCATCATTGATGAATGCGCCTCCATTCCAATAAAATTTATTCAGCAAATGTTGAACGAATTTTATTCTGCCGTTCGCTTGATCCCAGTCCCTTGTTGATTCATCACGAACAAAGAAGTCATGATTAAATCCAATCGCAATTGTATTGATACCGAGATGAATGAACTTTGTATAACATGTAGTAAGCTCATCCATGCTTTGACCCTGCACTACTGCCATCGGTCTGCTATTAAATTTCTTTTTACTCCATACATTTGCATTTTCAACAGTAGCATCCAAATCACCAAGCACATCAGGCATAATGTAAATAAATGGTTCTAGCTTGACGATCCATTGCTCATATTTGGCATGATCAAATGCAGTGCCAAGTTCGAATATACTATTGTCAAGAATGATTCTTCGTCCTGCTTTTTTCTGCCTGAAAAAATAATCACGATACTTTTCTGATTCATCTAGAAGATGAACCAAACAATAGTCGTAGTCAGTAATTGAACCTACTGTATCTAAAATAGATATAGGTGCTTCGTGTGTAATGTATGTTTTATTCATAATCCGAAAAGTTCTAAGAAATCACATTGGTATTGTCTTCTCATGTCAGGCAGTTGCCACCCCAATGAATTATACACTCTTTCAATGCACGGTGCAACTAATGATTCAAACATTTTTTCTACATCAACTTTAATATCAAATTCTTCTGGAATCGTATCATTAAAGCCTATGCACTTGATGCCGTATTTGTTTTGTCCTGTATAGATGTATTTGATTTTGGTGCCGGAAACAATTGCTTGATATTTTGCTTTCAATTTTAATGTTTCAAGCAATGTATTATAATAAATTGCCGACTTGACATGAATAGGTGTATGCAAAGCTATTTTGAATCCATCCGATTGGCTTGCATATTTTTCGTAGTCTTTAATTGAAGATCTGAAAGCAATCTCATCAATAGGCAATTCCTTAAACCTCTCGTAACATTCACGATATTTGGCATCTGATTTAAGCCTGTCTTTGGTGCGAAACACTTCCATGATAATGTCTTTCATCATGGTTTTGATTGCTGCGGAATACGTGCTTCGCTGTACTTCAACCCCGACATACTTAAATTTGTGTTTGTGTCTTTTTCCGTCATATCGGACACTAAGAATATATCGTTTCTTTTCCAAGAAGAGACCAGCATCACAAATTGATTCTCTCTTAAAGAAGTATCTTGGATCTGTTGAATGTAAAACATTGCGAGCCCAATTATTGATCTTGTCATTGATATATGACTGCAGAGTGTCTGTTTCTTTAACAAATTCTTCTGTTACATTTCCATTATCATGCAATACAGTAACTTGCTTGATTGCAAGATAAGACTTCATGGTAAGATAAATCGAATCCGTATCTCCATAAATGATATAATCTTTATCAGGGAGATTGTGTTCTTGTATAAAGTATTGATTTACAACTCCAGCTGCTTGCTTGATTACAGCCTGTCCTGTCTCTGTAATACTCGCCGCCATATCAATGTCATAAAAAGGACTATACTTGTTAGCATAAGTACCATATGCCGAATTCAAAAAGATTTTGATCGTATATTGCATCTGGTCAAGATGCTTAATTTTCGCCTTGTTCTCCTTCAAATTCTGTGATTCTAGCTGTTCAATTTGATTTTGAATAACAACACGCTCTTGATATAAGGAATCGATAAATGACGGGCAAATGCCCTTTACATCTTGTCTATATAAGACACCAGCCATTGATAATGCTAAATTGTTTTTTGAGCACAATTCGTGCAACTTTTCATGGCTCATTGATTGTATTTTACCATTTATAAATTTGACTCTGCATTCATCATCGTCCTTGTAAATGATCTTGCCAATTTTTGTTTCTGGTGACAAATTAAGTGTAATGATTGTATTAGGATATAGTGAATTAGCATCAAATGACACTACAGCTTCATGCAATCCTCTTTGTGGTTCTCTAACATAACCACCAACATAATCCTCTTGTGAATTTGAAGGTGCGAATGTTGGAATAATTTTACCAAGCCGATTTGCTTCCTTACACATTGCGCCTGTTACAATCATGATCTTGCCTAAAGAATCTTCAATTTTTGTAAATCCTTTATAAGCCAAGAAGCGAGCAATGTTCACATAATTCAACTTTTCATCGAGCAGACGAACGAGGTTTACGTCATGAATGTTGTAATTGACAAACATATTCCAATCACTTTCACTCAAAGACGCAAGGTCACTTGCATTGTGTGAAAGTTTTGTAATATCAAGCTCGACCGCTGCGATGTTATTTAATGAATAAGAATCTTGCTCACCTCTGCTGAATGTCTTATACAAATCCATATAATCAAGGCAAGTAAGCCCTCGAATATACCATTTGTTAATTTCTCGACCGAATTTTGTAGCAATTCCCTCTCTTACATAGAGCTTATTGACTGGTGAGAGTGATCTTGCATCGGCTTCACTGAGTATATATGAAATTCGGTTAATGAGATATGGAATATCAAATCCTTCAATATTCCATCCTGTCACTAGATCAGGATAATCATTTGTCCAGAAGTCTAAAAACTTCTGAAGCAATTCTGTTTCCGAACGGCAATGTGTGTATTTGATTTTTGATATGTCGAGTGGTGATATGTTCTGTTTTTGTAGAACTTCATTCAACTTGCTCTTATCATAATCATTCAATCCCCATACATGATATGTCTGTGCAATGCTATCATAAATAGTGACAACATTGATTGGGTGTTTTGCTTCATCTGCCTCTGGAAATTCATAAGGAGAATACACCTCAATGTCAGCATAAAAAACCTTAAATGGCAATTCAGACCAATCAAAGTCCTTGTCTCTATAAAGATCTAAAAGAAATTGTTGTTCTGGTTTTAGGTTGTAAAATAGCCTACGGATATTTGATTGCTTAATATATGCATTACGAGCGCTTTCACTCGCGAAAGTAAGCTTCTTCAAATTGGTATCAAACAAGCTCTTGCCATCTGCATTTTTTGCATCAGTGGTTTCTACATAGAGAAATGGTTCAAAGGCAAAGTCATACATTCGGCGCTTGCCTTGCTTATCCCAACTCCACAAAAATAATTTCTTTCGGCTATTATCGTAATAGACATTTCTCCACATGGTTAATTATAACCATTGGCGGAGAGAGAATCACGTTTTTCGTTTGGCATTTTAAAGAGCATTTCGTAATGCTCATCAAGATGATCGTCTAGCCATCTCTTTTCCGCCATCTTACGAGCCTTCTCTGATTGTTTGAGATACTCATTGCGATCTTTGAGAAGTCGATCAAGCTGTGCGATCATCTCATCTCCTGTATCGAATTTATAAGGTGCGGCTTGATATGGTTCAAGATTCTGGAAGACGCCTGGAATGCCCAATGCACCAGCTTCGAGCATTTTAATGTCCGATTTTGCACGATTGAATTCATTGCGTGCGATTGGTGCTACAACAGCATTGACATTTAGCGAAGCAAATACACGCGGCATTTCATAAATGTTCACCCATGGCACATGAATAATTTCTTTGCGGTGCACATAGGGCAAAAGTTTCATTGGAATCCCGCCTAAGAAGACCCATTGAAATTTATTACGTGTGCGAATAACTGCATCGATAACATGAGCAAAGTCATCTTGTTGATTCGCTGCATTTGATGGGTCAAAGTGCGTACCAGATCCCATATAACCAATCACAGGTTTCTTCTTATTTTTAACATAATTTTTGTCAATCTTGATTGGATTGTAAAAATCATGCAGCCAGAATTTTGGTGCATAATTTGGAATGACATTAATTTCTTGTTTACCTGTTTTACGCTTGTAGTAATCTCTCATGTATGGAGATACTACGCACATTTCGTCACACAGATTAATAATCTTTTTGATCGTTTCATTAATTACTGGATCTGTAAATGCCACACGACTAGTATTGTATAGAGGAATATCTTCACCAAATACAACATCATCAACCTCATAGATAAGTTTAAATCCAAACTCGCCTTGCAGGCTCTTAAGGAATTTCACAAATTCATACTGATCTGGTGTTGCTTGTCTTTGTAATTTAATTGCATTAATTGGCTGATAAAAATTAGGATCAGAAACCATTTGAGTCAAACTATTGACTACGGCTTTTCCATATCCATTAAGAAGTAATTCTGGCCATGTCATACGCCACAACCCACACCCACCATAATCAGCATAAAAATGTAAGGCTCTCTTTAGTCCAGCACCAGGGGTGTCTGCCGATTGTACTGGTGGTGCATTCTTTCTTAGTTGCTCGAATTGTGCGTTAACTCTTCGTTGAAAAAATTCTGGGTTATAATTGCCAAATACTGGCTTACCAATTACAGTTCCTTGTGTATATGGATTATGGATTGACATGACTTTGTATTTATATAGTACAAGTCTCTGTCATTTTCAATTCAGTTATTCCATTTTTTTTCTCAAGATGAATGACATTCGAATCATTCATCAGTGTAGTGTTCTCTTTTCGATGTGTAATAATATACATCGCCTCGTTGTATTTGATTGATCTTTCTTTTAGCATTTCAAGAACATTCAAAACACCCTCGCTTGATAATGCAGAGTCGATCAATTCATCATATACACTGATATTGATAGTGGTATTGGATTGCAATCTACGAATATCTTGAAATGTAAAAAGCATAGCAAGGTCAATTCTTTTCCGCTCTCCACCAGAAAATGATTCATAAGAACATTCAACGCCCTTATCATTGACAATTTTTTCTTCGAAGACATCATCAAAGATACATGTGCATGGTGCATTGAGAGCTTTGAGATAATGACTCAATCTCGAATTAAGCAATTTAAGAATTTTTTTGACAATAAATTTTTTAATTCCTTCTTCAGAAAGCAAGAATCGAACAATTTCTAGTATTTCAATTTTTTCTGATTCGGTATTGGTCTGTTGTTGTAAATCATTTACTCTATTACTAATATCATTAATAGCTTCGACAAAATTATCATCTTCTACATTTAACGATGACATGTCTTTTTCAATAACATCATTCCAATTTTGAAGTTGTTCAATTCTAGATTGGATGCTTGCCTTTTCTGATTTTTTTGTTTCTACAAAAAGAACATTATCATTGATTTGCTTTAATGCATCTACGCATTTATTAATGCGAGTCTCAATTTCTTTGTTAGCATGATTCCACTTCTCAAGCTTGTCTTTTAAGTCTTGAATTGTTTGTCTCAATGTATCTAATTCATTTTCTTCATGTGCCCTGTCATCATCAGTAAACACTCTCATGCATTTATCACATGATGGGCCATGGCTTTGAATATGATTAATTCTTTTTTGATGTTGCTGAATTTGAAATTCAATTTGAGTCTTATTAGTCAATACAGTTTCTTTTGATTGACGTAGTTCAATTTGCTTTTGCTCTATGATATCTTTATTCGACAGGAGCTTGTTAATATCTGGAATTTGAATAGAATTAATCGTATCTAAAAGACGATTGATTTCCTCTTTGTTGGAATCAATTCGATCATTTAGTTCTTTAATTTTATTCTGTCTTCTTTCGGTACTTTTCTTTGTCTGTTCTTCATATTGGTCAAGGGTTCTTTTAGCATCAAGCAACCTACTATTAGCGACTTCGAAATCTTTTTTTGACTCTGAGATAATCTTAGTATGCAGTTTGACCATATCTGCAAATACACCTAAATTCAAAATACTTTCAATGAATTTACGTCGGTCATTTTTATTTTGATTCATGAACCCGACAGAATCATTTAAAGTCATAATGACCGCATACTTGAATATATCTGAAGTAGCATTGATTGTTTTTTCGATAACATTATCAGTTTCGCGAATATTTTGAGAAATGTCAATTCCGTTTTTAAACAGCTGCATCTTAGATGGCGAGAGCTGTCTTGTTAGAATATATTCGTCTTTATTGTGATTATCATAAACGTCAAATGATATAATCGATTTGCATGGCTTCTGTGTAATGTTATTAGCAATTTCTTTTTTATTGAGCTTGCGCAGTGTGTGGCCATAAAGAGCAAAAAAGAATGAATCTGTGAATAGTGCTGATTTGCCAACACCATTCGAACTGTTCTTATCATGATTATGGCCTGTGATGAATGTTAGGCCTGGTTTGATATCCAATTCTGCCCATTCATCACCGACACTAAGAAAATTTTTGACCTTTAGCTTTTTTAAGACAACACGCTTCATTACGCATAAGATACTACATTATATATTGATTTGCAAGTCAGTTTTATTTCTTTTTGCAAAGCCAACATATACTGCCATGATCTACTACAATGTCAATATTATTTTCAGCAGCCCATTCGTCAACTGCTCGTTTGACTCCCCATGATGGTGCATAATCATGCCCAGCTAAAATTCCATTTTTCTTGACCTTTGGATACCAGTGAATAATATCCTTTTTGACAGATTCATAGTCATGAGCGGCATCTATGAAAACAAAATCGAGTGTTTCATCTTCAAATGTTTTACTTGCATCCAAAGAATCCATTCTAATTGGCTTAATGATATTAGATACTGGTTTAATGTTTTTAATAAACTCTTGATATAAATTGTCACTATGAATTATATCCATTTCTTGGTGTTCTTCACTACCTTTCCAAGTATCGACACAATAAAATTCTATATTTTTACCAGAATTTAAAATTTCAACAGCCATAAAACATGAACTGCGTCCCTTCCAAGATCCTACTTCAACAAATTTAGCATTAGCATGTGCGCCATTGACAGCCATTGCGTATATGTTCGGGTATGTGAACCAATCTTCGCCTATATTATAATAATAATGATCCATCGGAAATAATTTTATGCATTTTTTAATTTATTTTATAAATTAAAAAATTAAAGTTTTGTCAAGCTTTCTTAAAATTGTCATGCCATTATTAACAGGAATTGTAGAATATTCCCATATTTCACGATCCAATCTTTGCACGGCACCATAAGGACCTCCATTTGCAAATTCACCTTCTTTATCAAGGTATACATGATATGATGGCTGTGTATTATAACACATACAATCATGTATTAAAATTAATGACGATGGTGTAATATGGGGCTCGATTAATTTTATTTCTTCAAAAAGATGATCACCATCATGCCAATCATCAATTAAAACTAAATCAAAAATTTTATCTTGTGGTAAATTTTTTAAATAGTGTTGTGCTTCTGAAATAATATAATCCCAATTACTTGAGTTATTATTATGCAGTTGTCTTATTGCTGCATTTTCTTCGATATCAATACTTGTCAGGTGTCCTCCTGTGTATAATGTTGAGTGTAATAAAGGCAATGTAGTAAGCCCTGCTCTAACTCCTAATTCTAAAATATTTTTTGCTTTTAAAGTCAGTGCTAAGCCGAAAAGTGCCATTGTGTGCTGTGAAGAATCACCAGTTCCATTTAGTGTTTCGTTAATCAAATGTGGTATCATGCCTTATATTTATCTAGGTATTTTTTTTATGCAACCAAAAGATTTAGTAGCTAGTGAGAAGTGAGTTAATTCCTCGACATGCAAACAATCTTATCCTATATTGTGGTAAAAAAATGTTGCGCATTATAGTAAGTTTTTGTTATAATCACTTAACATATTTACTTTGTGTTTGTCTCTATATTTGATTTTTAAATATAGATGATTCAACATTTGTTCATTTATATCCGAAAACGAATCGACAAACAATATAGGCAAATCTTTAAATTCTCTCAATGCGGCGTGGTTTTCTACGATAGGTATAACACCAAGGTAAATTGATTCCCATATTCGATGACAATCTACTCCATTACCCGGTGGTGATATTACATACTTATAGCTTTTTAATTTTGTCAAATATTCTTTGAAGGGTAATTTTTTTGTTTCACAATCAATAAATGATTTACTTTGTATGATGTCGTATACATGTTTGCGTTTGTTTGGGTTAGTAGATATATCAAAATTGCTATAGCAAAGATTGTCATGTGATATTTCTTTTTCTATGATTTCATTTAAAATATCGACATTTCCGTGTTCCCATATTTCATTTGCAATTCCTATTGGTATTGGTTTAAGCTTTGGATGAATTATTTCGCAATTCATAGCGTACCAATTAATTATTCGTTTATCCTCATATATTACCGAATATCTTTCGTTGATATGTAGATCGGAATTATGTGTAACTAAGCTAAAATTATAATCTATTAGTGGCATTATTTTTTTGTAAAATGCAGGAATATAGTCGGTCTTTACAAATATTGTTTTTGGTTTTTTTGAAATATCAATATAATGTTTGTCTATGTCAACATAATCATCGCATAGAGATTTAAATTTATTACCCGTGATAAAAGTATTATTCATTAGAATATAGTTCTAGTTGTTTACTGTGAATGTGCAAATTAACGATTGGAATTAATTTGCCGTTATATGATGTATATGGTTTTTTATTTTGAAATAAAACATTTATTGTGTTATTTGAAATATTTTGGCCCACATAATGATTGGGGTCGCAGAATCCTTTGCTATGCCCGTTATTTGTACCTCCTATGTATTGGCCGTATGAAGCACCATCAAACAGTATTCCTAACTCATTAAAATGATTACTTCCTACTCCCAGCGGTAATGTTGGTAGATACTCTATTACATTTTGTGTTCCTCTATAGATCAAATCTATCATGACCATTTCAGAAACTGGTAAGAAATGAGGAACAATATTATCATTGTACAGTATTTGTTCTCCTGTGTTTATCAATTTTGTTAGGTGAACAATAAATTTTTCTAAATGTGATAAAGAATTACAATACACAAATCCAGCAGATCCGATATAGGGACCAACGCTTGTAAAATATAACGATGGTTTTAATTTTTTAAGTTCATTCATCTCTGAATATATTAAGTTGTCATATTCTAAATGAATGAACTCATTTATACTATTATGTTTACAATAATGATATAAAACAAATAATCTTGCCATTGTTGTAAACCAAAAGGCATTTGATGATTGTGTTGGATATTTTATAAGACAAATATCATAAAGATTTTTAATATCATCTCTCATGTGTTCAATGACATATTGATTATCAATTACAACAGGATCATGAAAATATTTCGTACATTGGTTTACACATATATTAGCATAAGAAGGCAGAGTGTTGTATACGTATTTATCGCATATCATTTGGCCATTAATTGGCAAATTATGAGGAGATAAATGTATTAATATTGCTTTCATTTTAACCAAGAATGTGAATTTATGCACCAAGAATGCATGTTAACAACATCATATTTTTCGATTGTTCCTTTTTGTATTAATTGTAACGTTTCCTCAAGATTCCAATTAGTTTCATATGGATTGAATTGAAATTTTCCATTTTTAAGAGCCTTTAACCGTTTTGTAATATATAAATCAGGATAAAATGTTTCGATAAAATTACCGTACAATTCAAACTCAGATAGATGACAAGTATTTGTAATTATATTGTAGCTTTGTTCGATGATTTGTTCTTTGGTTAGTCCAGAATATTCTATTAAATGTTTGACAATATTTTTATTAAAGAACCCAATATCTCCTATGTATGTATGAGAAGCCTTTCGAGGTAAATTAAACATTGATTTGTTAAAATTAAAATACTGTGATTCACATTGGTCCTCGCCATAATACCATATCGGATTTGTGTTTTCGAAAAAATTTAATTGATTAGTAACAATTACATCGCTGTCAATTGTTATGTAATAGTCTGTATTCGTTACATCTTGAAAAAGCTTTAAAAATTGTTGTAGAATCCAATTAGGCCTAAATTTCCATTTTTGAGGCACAACATATGGTAATATTTCACTATCCAAATGATATTGAATATTATACTCTAATTCATTTTTTTCAAATATAGGCAACACTGGTGTAGGTGTGCATATATGGATATTATTAATGTTATTGACATGCCTGGTTAAATATTTAATAACCAATCTTGATCTAAAAAGATCTTTTGGTGCGACTGGCAGAAAAACGTCAATTTTTTGATTCATATATTTGTTTGAGTTTGATTTTCAAATCATCTAAACTTGGATGAGGGATATCATTAACTAATATTTGGTGTTTGGAGTAAAAATATTCCCATATTTTATCTATGATATCTGCTCTACTGCCATCAGGTCGTTCTGTTTGTAGGCGACTTGTTGCGTTTGGATTATTCATGATATATTCGTCTGAATTTATAATGTCTGCAAAATACCAAAATAATGAACTGTGCTTGTTTTTAGATTCACGATATGCCATGTCAACATCAAAACCATCACGCATATTTTCGTCATACCATCCTGTGTTTAAAAATGCAGTCTTATGATGATATGTAAATTCATTGCACATATTTTGATAAAATGCAATTCTTCTATTATTTGGATAGTCAATTATTGTTTTTGGTGTTCTGTTGTGAGGACTTCCTGCTCCTGGGCTAGTACTTACAAAACACAAATATTTTAGACCTGATTCTTTTGAAGCGTTAATGTATTCGTTGAATATATTGGATTTTAAAATAATCATATCATCTTCAATAATGAAGATATGTTCACAATTTTGATCAAGTAAATATTTTACACATTCATTCCTGCACACTGACGGAAATTTATTTTGGGTATGCTGGATCCAATGCCCTGAGTAATTGTTTGAATATTTGTCACCTCCATTTACAGTAACTAAACAATCAATATGATCAAGAGGTAAAGAATCATATAGTATTTTGTAATATGATTCTGCATTGTATGTTGTAATTCCGACTCCTATTTTATCTTTCATGGCCATTTTTCTTTTTTAATTGTTTAAGGATTTCATATACTTTTTCTTCACCGATATCCGGAACCTCTGTCATTTTATACCCATGCAATTGTTTGAATGCATCGTTCGCCTCGTTAAATGATTCCCAAAAATTGTTATTTCTGATTGTGCTATCAGATGACATATTTGATTGATTTTTAATCATATTCCAACTATTGTAAATATCCGCAAACCACCAAAATGGAGTTGTATAGCCATACTTATATGCTCTATATGTCAATTCTGGATGATCGCCATGGCCTTTATTAAAAATACGATTATGTAATCCTATTTCCATTAATGCATTTCTTGTGTAAAAGGTGAATGCTCCTAATACATTAGGTGTTAATACAATTTTTGTACCGTTTGGATATTCAATGACTTTTTTATAAACAGGTTGCAAAGATGCATCTAAATTTTCGAGATTTGAAAACCCAAAATTAAAATGACAAATACCTGTAGATTTGTATGCTTCGATGTATTGTAAAAATACAGTAGGATCTTCGATTAAAATATCATCTTCAAGTGTGAATATATAATCACATCCTTGATTTAAAAGATATTTCATCGCCACATTCTTTGACCCACCAACTTGTAACTTTTGGGTATTGTTTATAATGTACGCACCTTCTATATTATCGATTTTATTCCCATCATTGACGATGGCTATATCATCGATATAGTCTGGTATAGTTGCCCATAATTTTTTTAAAAACTCTGGACGATTGCATGTAATGATTCCTATTCCTATTTTCATAATTGATCAACCTTCATCATTCATTCTGCTTTTTATATCATCATCAATGCTTTTCATAATGTCATCAAAGTCCGATGTTGGTACATGGTTGGTCTGTGTTTTATAAGGAGATAAAGCATTAAAAAGATCCCGCAAGTCGATTGACTCTTGTGGTGTATAGAGATTTGATATGTTTATATTGTCTGGATCATTTTCAAAAGATTTCAACAACGCATCAGATGATTGTTTCTTAATATCATCAGTGTCTGTTTGTAATAAATTTGTATTCATATTTTATGTCGATGATTGGTGTTTTTCGATTTCACGAATCATATTCACAAGATCCTCTGCCGATAGCATAGATGATTCTATGTCTTCATGAGAAGGAACAAGACCATCCATTTCTAAAGATAGAAAAACATTCGCATCGATTCTTTCGTCTTTGATTTTAATTTCATTAATAGATTTTGCGTCTGCATCTTTTGCCATTAAATCTAGTGCACACCCGAATGAGGCCTCACTAGTATCGGAGTTTACTTCTAATTGATCTGGTGTAATTAATTCTGGTTTCATAATATAATTTTAATTGGCTTGGTGGTATATGTCAACCAATGTTTGTAATATTCTTTGCTTCTTATGTGCTGGTTCTGATAACTTGTCTACTATTTCACTAAATGTTTTTTCAATGTCAATTGGATCGAAATCATCATTAATGTGATCTAAATTTACACGACCAGACTCTTGATATTCAAAATTAAATTCAATAGGCTTTAACGTTGCTAAATTTGTTTGTAGGGTTTCGATATCAGAAACCGGCAGCTCTTCATCAATTTGAATTCGGATAAAGTTGTTCGCGATTTGTTCGCGATATTCCGTGAGATTGTTGCGGACTTGAGAACTCTTGAAGATTAAATGCTTCGGTGATATATTATTCTCAATTGCTCTCATCTGGCTTTGTTCAATATCTAATACCCAAATATATTTTTTTGTATATGCTTCACCCCAGCTAAGTTCCATTGGAGATCCTACATAAACAATTTTGCCATTTTTATATTGTCGTATTTCTGACATATGAAAATGTCCTGTGATTACTAGTGGTGCAATGTCAATCAATTTAGTTGCAGATTCTCCATGTTGACATACTTGATCTCTTGCAATTGAAAAGCTTGCAATTTCAAAATGACCAAACATAATATCACATTGAGGAATAACATTCGTATCAGCCGCCCATGGCACAAATGTTATTTTTTTATTGCAATATTCAATTGTTTCTACTTCAGAGACAACGTGAATATTTTCCCAACCAGTAAGGATGTTCAATGAATTGACATCCGCTCTATCTCTATAGTATGCGTCATGATTTCCTGTTACCAATATGATATTAAAATCTTTGAGTATCTTAAAAAACTCAGATGCGGTGTGCATTGTATTTACACACACTTCTCTGCGATTATGAAAAATATCACCGCTAATAACAATATCTTGAATGCCTACTGTTTTGTATATCTTTGACATCCATCTAGCAAAATCCAACGCAAGGGTATGCCATAATTCACTATCACGATATACACCTAAATGTAAATCAGCAATTACACCAATTTGATTGTTATTAAATTTCATCATCAATCGTTTTTAACGTATCCTCTTCTTGATTATCGTCATTATAGAAGCTTTCTGTGTGGTATGAATGATGATAATCACACCATTCATTTTCTGCATTTTGTTGTCTGCGTGTCTGATACCAAGCTTCGTCGTTGGCTAAATTAGCATACAGCTCATCACGATACTCTTTGAGTGTGTTTTGATTTTGCTTTTCTTTTTTAATACGACCGATAAACGTATTGATTGCAATTTTTGTAAAATAGCTGAATGGATTTCCAATTGAAATATCATATTTCTTTTTTGAAAGTGCAGTAATCATTCTCACAACAGCATCACCAATCATCTCTTCTTTATATGAATAATCTTTAAAGTTTGGCAAGAAGCCAATTTTATTTGCAATCTTCTGTACCATATCACCAAGTTCATGTGGAATTACATCAGTATTACTTGCATAATAATTTACTATTGCGTCATGAAACTCTTCTGGCTTCACATAATACTCTTTATTTTTTTTAGGTCCTTTTTTCGGGACCTCATTTTTCGCTGATTTCGATGGTTTCATATGAAATTTTTTCTTGTGTATATAATTCTATTCTGCGTTGCAGATGCTTAAAACTATATCTGGTATTATCTGCAAAATCAAATAAAACCATTTTATTTTTACTGTGATGCAATCGACTGCCACGTCCAATTGATTGAATGATTCTTACTCGAGATTTACCACCTGAACAAAAAAATACATAATGCAAATTGTTAATACTAATACCTGTGCTAAAAATAGATGACATAGCTATACAGATAATATTATCTCTTTCTTCCATCATTTTTTGAACCTTTTCACGATCCTCTACTTCGACTTCTCCTTCAATGAAATGTATTTCTTTTTGGCCTGTTGGGTCCATTTCTTTTGCTATCTCCAATAATTGTTTACCATGCTCTTTTCGATTAACTAATAGCAGACTATTTTTGCTTAGTTTATTGGCAAAATTACAAATAATACTATTGCGGAATTTATTTTGAACTAGCCATTCGATTTCTTCAAGATAAGCTTTATTTGGGTCTTTAATATCAACTACGATATGTGGAGGCTCTCGATGCTTAATCAGAATAATCTTGGCAATTGCATCTGCAATCCATTCTTCATCTCTCATTGTTCTCGATTCAATTTTAGTAAGCACACTACCAACAGTACCGAACAATGCCCATAAGTCGAGAGGACTTTCTGGTAATGTGCCTGTGAATCCAAATCGATGAAGTGTTTGAAATTTACTCAATAACTTTGTAGATGTATTACCTCTTTTAATTGTATGCACTTCATCTATTAAGAGCAATCCTGTATTCTTAGAAAGATATTCTGTGATACTTGATTGGCTCTCTGATCTTAAAATTGCCTGGTTGCATACAATGATTTTGCTGTTTTTATCAAAATCAAAACTACCAGACCATTTGCTGCATGAATATTCCAGCCCGTATTTAACAAAGTCGGCATATGTCTGATTGACTAATCCGATATCAGGAACTACAACAAGAACATGCTTACTGTCAAATTCATTTTCAGATAAAATAGTTTTAATCAAAGATGCCATTGTTAAAGTTTTACCTGTAGCAGTAGGTAAAACGATTATACCTCTGCCTTTTGGTATTGAAACTTCAACCGCTTCTTTTTGATAAGGTCTTAACTGAAATTCACTAAACTCCATTGCAGTTGAGCCTTTGAAATTCAATACAGGTTTAAGACTTCTCCTGCAAAGATCGTCTAATTCGACTGATACGGGCAATCCTATTTGAGATATTTGTTTGACAACTTCCGGTATCAAACAAATATCTAATTCACCTAAAGGTGTAATTGCATATGTTCGTGGATTAGCAGCGCCAAATCTTCGACCTCGGCGAAAAAAATTAGTTCCTTCAACAGAAAATTGTTCGCGAACAATATCTAAGATATCTGAATCTAATATTGCTTTATGTGCTCTTTTGAATTTAAATTTTAAATAAGCCATTATGTCATTTCAAGTTTCATAATTTCAATAACATTTTTAATGTCATTCGTCATGTATCTGAATATTGATTCGACGTGTTCAAGGTAATCCACGATCGAACGATGATATTCTCGGATTGAAAGGTCTACAATATTATCTAACTCGTTGCTAAGTTTTGATACTTGTCTTTTATGATAGATAAGACGCGAAACCCATTTGTGTTTAATGGCTGGTAATCTCATTGCAACATCTTTGACATTTAATTCATCAACATGCGCGTCTTCTTTGATTTCTGCTTCGTACTTTTCAATGATATCCATAAATACTTATAATGTCAAAATTTTATACACTATATAACATTCTTCTTCAAAAAGCAAATATTATTGGCGAAGATAATACTACGGCTTCTGTTGGTATTAGTGTTAAAGGTGATTATGCACCAGGTGATGCTCGTGCACCAAAGGCTTTGTTTAAAGGTAAAATGTTTCGTCGTCAAAAAATTAAAGGTGTATTAGAACCGAAAAAGGTGTAAGTTTTGGAAATGCCAAAAAAGATTTCCACCAGTGCTGCAAAGGCCAAAGGCCGTCGATTACAAGATCATGTCCGTGATTCATTCCGGTCCTTGCATACAGAATTAGAAGAAGACGACATCAAATGTGCTATTATGGGAGAAAGTGGAAGTGATATTAAATTATCACCAGCTGCACGCAAGCTAATACCTTTTGATATTGAATGCAAGAACCAAGAAAAGATGAATGTGTGGGCTTCAATAAAACAATGCGAATCTAATTGCAAAGAAGGCCGCATTCCTCTATTAGTATTCAAGCGCAACCATACCAAGACTTATGCATGCCTTGAATTTGAAACATTGTTACAGCTCCTATCAAGTAATACTATTGCAGGATCTGATTCACAAAAGCAAGAATAAAATTGAAGAATATTTCAGCTTATACGGCATTAATGAAAATAGTCTTCAAAGTGATATCAAAAAGATAGTTCTGCATTGTGCTGTTGAGACTTTAATTTTAATGCTCAAAGTAGGAGCTTCCACTGTTATCGTTGATAGTGGACCACAAGAATACACTTTCATTACTAATGCAGTTGGTAATAAATCTGATAAGGCCATAATGCAACTAAAAAATGCATTAAAGAAAATTTTCAAGACAAAATATATTACCTATAGTCATAATTTTGACCTTAATGATTTACCAGGTGAAATTATTGAAGCAATTCAAAAATCGAGGAAGTTCAATTTCAATGCATTATCGAATATTCTAGAGCAATATTCTTTATCTGGCTTAAAAAGAAAGGTCAATGACAATTTAAGTGTCAAGTGTGCTTTAAGCACAACATTTAAATAATTTATTTTTTATTTATTTTTATCGTTGCTAAAAAAATCAGCGAAGAGTATGTAGAAATAAGGGCTAGCAAATAGCGAAAGGGAGCCATTGAGATATGGATTTAAAAAAAGAAAATAAATCAAAGAGCAAAAAAGAAAAGGGTTTAAGGCATAGTCTGCTCAAATTACAATAAATAAAGAATATGAGTTCCAAATTTGAAATGGCGATCAATGAATTTCTAAGCCAATTAGACGAAGAAGATACAACATCAACGGATCCAACTGTAGTAGCTGCACAGAAAAAAGCTAAAGACGCACAACTAGCAGCTGCAGAGGCACAAAAACAAAAAGAAGAACAAGAAGCATTGGAAGCTCGTAAAAAAGCTGATGCCTTAAAATCAACAACATCGACTTCTTCATTATAATATATGAAAAAACCTACAACCTATTTTGAAAGTGTCATTCGTTCATATCTAATTGAACAAGAACCAGGAGATCCGAACCAATCTGAACTTCCTGGTAATCCTAATCAATCAGAAGAAGATCTTCCTCCTGATACGGAAGAACAAGATGATGTGGGAGAACTTAATCTAATGCAATTAGTCGCAAGGGCAATGCTTTATGATCCTTCTAAAATCAGCGACATTGACAAAGTCAAGCTAGCAGAATTAGGGGAGAAAGGTGTCGACCAAGATACAAAAGACATTGCTTTGTCTTTAATTAATTCTTACCTATCAGAAGAACTGCCATTTTAAACAATAGGCGTTAGTCCTTCACTTAATTGATGCACAATCGGGCATGTTGCTTCTTTTGGTTGAGATTCTACAACTAAAGGAGGTGCAATGATTTCACCAATAGATAACAGTGAATCCAATGTTACATCAGAATTTGAAGTTGATTGAATTGGATCATTTGACACCAATACAGACAAATCAACATTTTCAAATTTCTTTGCCATGTCAGAAGAAAAGACACTAGGTTTTGCTAGAACAGGCGAACTTCCGTTCAATGCCATTGCTTGCTGTCTAACGCTTGTACAACATCATCAACAATGTGTGCAGCCATAACCTCTGTTTCTGTTGATTGATATTCAATAGGAGCAGTAATGTGCTGTACTGATAATTCACCTTCGATGTGAGCACCGCCTCGTACGATAGTATTCTTATCTATTTCTAAATTACCACCAACATAAACCTGAGCACCATTGCCGCCTTTTGGTGCAAGACTAATATTATCAGCAGTGAGCTGTAAACGTTTACCACCATCAACGTAAACTTCATTCTCTGACGACACTACTACCTGTTTGCCTGCAATCGTCGTAACAGATCCACTGATATCTACAGGTCCTGTAGTCTTTAATGATATACCACCAGAACCAACTAACAGGTTATATCGAAAGCCACAAACCATACTAAACGAACCAGTTGGTGGTGCATCGACATGAACTTTTTCTACTAATGGCGTTGCTGCCATCTTTTGATACGCAGTAGTGCTTGAAAGCTTTACTCCTGCCGGTGCCATTTTACCAACAGGATCGATTCGATACAACAATATGCTGGTTCTTGCCATAATTCATAATATTGTCTTCTGTATTGCCTAATTGTTCTTCATATTGAAACATTCGGTTCTGAAGATCAATTAATGCCTCAGTCATGCTTGCTTTGTTAGGATTCTGTCCCCATGATCCGTCTTGAGTAGATGGACTTTTGCCAGTGCCGCCACATGTCATACATTCCAAAGTCGGAACTGAAACAAGTGAATAGGCTTTGGGTGATGGCATTAAATTAGTTTCAGACGGGCATGATGGTGAATATATTGATTGAGTTACCTGATCGGCAACATTTTCTAATGAAGCATAAATTGCTTTTGTACAGGTAGGACATGAAGTGAATTCACCAGACTGCCCACCATAGTCATCGAGAATTGATCTTTGTATTTCGAAAGGCAGGTTGTATTTCTTATGGAAATCTTCCATAAGCCTTTTGATTTGTGACAACGGTTCTTTATGATTTTTAGGATCACCAAACGTAACACGATAAGCACCCTTTATGATGATATCATAGTCACCACCGACATACTCCGAGCGGTGGCCATTCACTGTATAGAATGCATCATTCATCACCAGACGTTGATCGTTATTCGCGGCAAATTCAGTATTCGTGTAGTTATTGAATTCTTTATATGAACCGCTAAAATGCGTTAAATTGAGAATCTCTCGCTCTGTTGTATTAACAATTGTAATCGCACCTCCTCTCTGTACTAATGAATACTTGCTGCGGTAGATCATGTCATCGCGGCTTGCTTGATATTCTTTATCATTACGATTAGTTCCGTTTTCAAACTTACCAGGATAATCTGGAGCAGCACCTAGCGATGACTTATCATTTTCATGACTATCATAAATTGATTGATATAGCTTTGCTGGTTTAGTTCCAAGAACAAAAACATCGTCTTCCATTTCTGGAAATTTTTTACCTTTTGTTTTAGGCAAGCCATCTTCTCTTGCTAATAGGTCGAGCCTATTTTTATCAATTGGTTTCCATTCACCAATTTCTTTTTTAGCTCTTTCTAATTCATCTTTCTTTTTCTGATCGATAAAATCAAGACCTTCTGATAGGTATTCAGACTTATCAGAAATTGTACCTCTATCGAGTATCGAATTATATATGCCACTGGAGCCACCAGAACCAACCATTGGCATTGCAACTTCAGCCCACGGCAATGACATTCTTAGTTGTTCAATGATGTTAGCATCAAGTCCTGAAAAATTATTAGCACCTGGAAAATTAAATTGCCTATTTTCTTGTGTGTTGTTCCATCCTTCATACACGGTCATCTCCACATGCGGAACCCAAACCTTAACCCGACCTCTTTTTAGCGGATCGTTATTCTGTACGACGATGCCGAGGTAATTTTTGATATACTCTTTTTTCATTACGATTGGATATATTTACCATTGACATTGTCATCATTAAACCGTTCAATATAGGCATAAAGGATTTTATTCGGCACATTATTGCTATTTTTCTTTGTACCATTTGGGTCCATTTCTGTTTGTATCCCCTCGATGTCAAATTTGTAAAACAAAGCAGCCTTGCCTGGTTCATATCGAGACACCAATGGCACTAAATGATCCATTAAACGATAACGATCTTTGTATCTATTGTAGGCATTTTCTAAAATAGAATTTACAGCACCAGATACTCTTGAAGCCTTTAATGCATCATTGCCCAATAATAAGCCATGAGCTTCACTAGAATTATATTCTGTCTTTACTTTGCCGTATGTTTTATCTGGTAATGACTGTACATATAAACCATTTGCAGATGCATTCAGCTTATCGACCCATTCATTTACTTGTGGATATTGTTGCTGTATTATACTTAAAGGGGCAACTGCAGGAATATTAGCATTTGTGTCATACACCAAATCAACAAAACCATCTTTGCTAGTAAAATTATGTGTCTTTGTTAAATTGATTAGATCGGTTGAAGAGGCATCAGAAGAAAACATAGCAAGAGTTGCCACAGATGGTGATATCGGCAAATGCATTTCATGTGTAGATACGAGTTGCTTAATTTCTGGGTGAATGTTTTCAATTTTACGAACAAAGTAGCGTAACTGTGCTGCTGACATATTTGGATAAATCAATTTGCAAGGCCTTTTATTTACTCTTGCGTTATCACAATATGTTTCATTTGCTTTTGGATCTCCTTCTTCTTTGTGAAGCTTATCATCAAAACAAGCAATCAAATTAATAGCATCTTGTGATTGAAGAAACCATCTTATTTCATCAATGACTCTAGCATCCTCCCTTGTAATATTTGGATTCGAGCTGACATAAACATAGAATTGTTCGTCCTGTAGATATTCAGAATTTTGAGGTGATCTTAAAGTAAATGCCATAAGATTAATTATTGTCGTCTCTCTGGCCAGCCTTCGACATTTAATGCATCGGGATCTAAATCCTCCACAAGAGGTCGTAGATTTTGATACGTATGAATTTTAATACACGTCATTTCGTTGAAATATTCAGCACTACGGAAAACGTGCTTAACCTCTGCCACTAGCCATTGACCCATTAAACGGTTATCAAAATCCATATTATCATGGCCGTATAACAAATCAATACCTATAAAACGACCAGGTCTCCTAAAAGTTAACCCTCTTGCTACAAAATTAATTGTATCATTCAATTGTACCATTGAACTGATTAATTTATTACGACCTGTGGCTAATCTACCCTCTCTTGTTGGTTGATCTGAATATTCGGGTGTTAGTGTATATGACTTTGATTTCTTGTATTGATTAAGAAGCACTAAAGTATTCTTCTCAGGATTTTCGCCTAGAGCTTTTAAATGTTTAGTCATGTTGTTTGCAACGAATTTTTTCGCAACGCTCGGTGTATGCCATGCAGAGTCCCAGTTAAATTGTCCAGATCCGTGATTATAGTTTGTTTGTGGTTTAATTTGATATGCTCTTGAATTATCGATTCCAGCAGACTGCGCATACTGATAGCTTAAAATGACACTTTCTTGATACGATTTATATTTTGGAGATTTTAGCGGAATTGCTTGATTATATCCTTTATATTGAATAAACATGTTTTCCATAAAAAGATCGGTTTGTGATCTCTCATAATATTCAGACAATGGCAATAGTGTGAATTTGCCGTTTTCTTTTGTTTTAGGTGCACGATCTTTAGAAAAAATCATTGGCGAATAATCATATTGATCACTTGCAATTGCATTCGAAATCAAGGTATCCAAATCATCTGATAGGAAATTCTGACTTGGAGATGTATAAAACATCAAATGGTTTATTGCAGTATATCGCCAATTGTCTCGATCAATACGGTTAACAAAATTACAAATATTTTCATGCTCTAAAAATAGTTCAAGTAACTCCGATACCTGAATAGATCTCTGATAATTTGTCAATTGGCTGATTTGATATTTTGACAATTCACTAAATTTAGGATGCATAATCGAAGACCATGCAACATTTTTATCTAGCATGAATTGATAATCAATATCCCAGAAATAAATTTTCTTTCTTTTCTTCTCGTTATCTTTTGCTGGGATATCTTGCACATCATAGATTGCAAATTTATACTCTAATAAAAATTCATTCGGATCGTCTGCTGGATCAAGATTTAAAGGTTGAATTGAAATTATAAGAGTATCATAGCAATCAAATCTATATTTGTAGAGGAAAGTATCTTCGGTATTAAAAGGATCTAACGCAGAACGACCTCCTCTTTCCAACCCTTCATCATAGTTAATATAAGTCATATTGCCCTGGGTATACCATTGAAATAAACTTTCTTCAATGACAAGGTCTTCAACCATATTAGGATTGAATTCAAAAACAGTAGTTTCGTTTGGTGTATCATTATTGACGAGAATAATCTTAAAGATGTATTCTTTGCCATTTTTGATATAAAAATTTTTATCCATTTGCAAATGCTAAATTATTTAACAAATTAGCCATATAGGAAGGTCGCAAGAGATAAATTTTAGTTCCTATTTCTAATTTTTGAAATGGATTATCAATTTTATTGAGTGTGCATATAACCCACCAAACTTTTAAATTGCCATAATATCGATGTGCTATACTCGTGAATGAATCGCCGGGCTTGATAAGGTATGGTTCAAATACTTCAGGATCTTCTAAATTATCTGCATTGATATTAATGCGCTTAAGTATATTAAAGAAAATCATACCATCATCGTCTTCGTATTTGTTAAACAAAGATGACATTTCGTATATATCTATTTTTTCTTTAATTATTTTTTTCATTGAGAAGTAGGTGGAGGGCTAGAACCGGGGGTCCCTTCGCCTTGAGGTTGTCCTCCTAGTGCACCCTCAACGCGTCTTATAAAACCACCAATTGCAACGGAAACTTCAGAGTCACTCAAAACTACCACCTTTGAAGCACCCAAAGATGCAGGCAATAACTGTCTAGATTCTATAAATATATCTTCTATTTCTATTGATATTTTATATGCTTCGGGTAAAATTATATCAAGAGGCTCTCCAGTACCTAAATTGATTTTCATTTTTCTCATCTGACCCACAGCGTCTATAGTTAACTTTTTAAACACAGAAAACGGGGAATATCTGATACCAGGTATTTCGACAGTGTATATTACAGGAGCATCTTGAATTGCTAAATTTCTTCGACTGTATGAATTATTATATGATAACAATGACACTAAAGCCAAATTTCTTTTTGTATTCTCTTCACTAAATGTATTGTGCAAATAAAATTCAAAACTATACGTCGCAACTGCATCAGTTCCTTGCCATGTTTTAGGATATTCAATTCCTAAATTTCCAGCAGTGACAGTTTCAGCTGCTAACTTTGCTTTGGCTGTGCCTATATATGGCAATTTACCCAAAGCATCCACAGCACTAGATATATCTGGATTTTTAGCCCAGCTGTTTGTTTTTGATCTTATTGATGAGTTAAAATAAGGAAATATGTACTGGTTCCCAGTGAGTTTTGCATTGTATAGTTCTTTGTAATAATCTAAAAAAGCATCACTTTTACTATTATTAGTTTCCCATGCATCTTTTATATTTCCTATGAATTTTTCCAATACACCAACTGTTTGGCTTCCTATCGGCTGATATTCTGTTAATATAATAGAAGGAACATTTTCAATATTTTTTTGATTTTTACCATCAAAAATTGCCCACTTGTGGTCTTGTATTACATTAATAGTTCCATTTGTAGATACATATTTATATGGGCCGGAATTTTGTGATCCGCCATTTTTTATATCTACTAAGATTGCCGAATAGTTAACTGCCATTTTATGAAATTATTCCACCTCCTCGTATGCGAGTCCATGCATTTATTCTAAATTCATATGCAGGGTCTCTTGACCCTCCAAAATCCGTTACAGGAGACTGTCCTGTATTTCCTGCTTGCATGGTAGGCATTGGCTCTCTTGATGTTTGCTGAGCGAACATAGGAAGAGTTGAATTTAATTTGTCTAATTTGCTGCTAATAATATTCGTCATATCTTCTATACCAGTACTTATTGTATTGTTCATTGATGTCTTCACATCATTTGATGCCGGTGGACTGTAATTTGTTGGGGTTGGTGTATTGCTAGGATAGATATTTTTACCTTGTAAAAAATTATTCATATATTCATCTTGATCCTTTTGCAGAATTTTTATTTCTTTTGCTTTTTGTTCTGGCGGTAGTGAATTAATTCGACGCAATTCCCCGTCTGTGGCGCTTATGCTTCCATTATTTTTTCGGATTAAGGCTGCAATTGAACTAGGGTCAAAACCACTAAAATTAGCAGGAAGTCCTAATTCAAATGCGGTTGCTTCATTTTTAATTAGTTCTTTGGCTTGTTCAATATATTTAAGGGCTTGATCACCACCTGGCCTTGATTTAATAAGTTTCTCGTGTATGCCATCTTTTAATTCACTTAGTTTTTCGATTGCTTCTGCATTAGCTTTGATGTCTGCTTTGAAATCTTCATCGGTTGTTCCAATTAATTTTTTTAAGACATATTCTATTCCTTTCCAAGCACCAGTAAACCCCACAAGAGCAGCAACAATTGTGCTTAATTTAGATGTTATAATATCAAATAATGTAGATTGATTACTATCACTCTGATCACCTTTATTTGACGTTCCTTGCATTTCGTTATTAGACCAATTGACTAATTTATCCCACGCCACATCAACAAGACGAACATCGACAATTTTATTCTCATCTGTAAAAATATTACTAGAATTTTCACTAGATGCCGGTGGCACTGCATTTGCAAGATTTCTGTTTATACCAGAAATAGACGATATGTCAATACCAGTAACCAGATCTTTCTTAGTCATGCGTTCTACTAGCGATTCGATTTTGTCGAGTATACTTTTGCGTAAATTACCCAGGCGTATTCTATTGAACATCCCCATATCAGGCCTATCGCCGAGAATTTTCAGGACATCTATTTTTGTATCAAAATCCCAATTTTTATCGAGTTGATATTTGTCGATTTTGTCTAATATTTTTTCTCTCGATTTGCTTAGGCGTTTTCTATCAAAGAATCCCATCTTAGGTGTATCGCCTAAAACTTTTAAAATATCGATATCATCAAAATGAAAATTTGCATTCTTAACGGCATTGCCTAATTTAGACAGCAAATTATACCTCATTACATTAAATTTAAAAGAAGACAATGCACCCATTTCCGGATTATTTGACCCCATAATGACATCCATAATATTATGAATGTCAATTTCTCCACTGAATAGATCTTTGTTGTTGTCGAAATTTTTGACATAAGCGGATATCTTACCAAGAACTGCTGTTCTCATTTTATTGAGCTGGTTGCGAACAGATCGATCGTATTCCACATCCATGCCAGCAAGACTGCCTTTTATGATTGCACTTAAATCAATTTCTTTCGGAATGCTTATTTGAGTCGATTTCATTCCGTTTTCGATTTGGCTTATAATTTTAAACCGCAAATCATTAAATTTTGAAATCGATTTATCATCGGGTTCAAATACAGCACGATCAAAAAATGATCCTATATCAACAGGCTTAATAGTTGCACTATTGATATCGATAGCATTAAAAACCTTATCGACAATGGTTTTATAATTATTTCTTAAATCATCAGATACCGATCTCGTAAGTTTTTTCGTATCAATGAGCTTAGTAATGTCGAGGCGTTCGAGGCTTAATTTACGACTAGTATCGATATCAATGTTTTGTATTTTAGACAATACATTTCTTAATGCCTTTTCAACAGGATCTTTTAATTTCCGTTGCATATCGGCATTATACATATGATCAAATATACGATCAATGCGTGCAGTCAAATTCAATTGACTAGCCGATTTTGATAACTGTTCTTCTAATACAGACGCTAATCTGGCAACCTGATCCTTCCCAATAAGATCTTGTAAATTTTGAACAGTAAAATTTACACGATTAATGTTAATTGGTGATTCTTGATTGGGTTCAGCCATGTAATATATTTATGGCTGATTATAAAAGTTACTCTATAAAGAATTCCGGAGTCAACACATCAACATTAATGTCAATCGTTGAGTTATCACTTTTAACAGTATTCTGCATAAGTAATGTCTTCAATTTATTAAATTCAACTACATAATTATAAATTTTATCAAATGTCGGTTTATCGAGACTATTCAATAGTTGAATCTTTTCAGAAGTAGTGAGTTTATAAAATAATATGACATTTGACCCAATTCGAATTTCTTGAATGAATTTTGAAATTGTATAAACAACAGATTCAGTTAATACGTTATTAATTTTTTCTTCATTATTATCATCAATGCGATCGATATTGTTATCAATGATATATCTATCCGTAGCATTTTCAGCTTCCAGAGTAGGCACCTTTACATCAATTTCAAGATCAGTACTTTGAATTGTTTGGGGTGCAAATTCTCGATACTTTGTTTTAAAATTGGAAATAGCATCATCTAATTGGAATTGAATCTGTTTTTTCTTATTTTTAACGGATAAGGTATAATCAACAACAGGACCAATGCTATTTTTGCGTATGTGATATGCAATAAAAATTTTATCAAGAATTGTGAATGAATTTGGTTCTACCTCAATATCTACAACACATTCTTTAATAATCTTATAAAAGACATTATTAAATTGAGAAGGCAGAATCGAAGCTTTTAAAGCACATTGAATAATGCTTTTATGTTGTGCTGCATTAAGTGGCCGAAATTTGACGTTTTTATCCAATGATGGAATCCAAACTTCATATACAGCAGAATCGGTTGTTTTTTTAACCAAACTCAAAGCATCATTAAAATTTAAAATTTTTAAAGTATCACTCATGTCTTTCAATTAATTTACACGTGGGTTACTCAAAGTCTCCGAATTTATTTTCAAATTGCTTTGCATCTCGATTCTGTTGTGCTATTTCTGTTTTCAGTGTAACCATATAATCTCTCTCAATAGGCACCACTTCATTAACATTCTGACCAGGATACATTGTCGCATAATTTAGTTCTTTGATATACAAATCTCTTAAATCGCAATTGTATATGGATAAGACAAATGAATACAAATGTGATGGATGGGATGTCAAATTAAAAATCATATCACCACAAGAAGGGCAATTATATTCAAATATTATTTCTTTAGTTTTTTCATTTTTAAGAAATTGAACAACTGAGTTTTCAATTTGATAGTATATATCCGGATTCAAAGAAGTCAGGAGAGTATTTTTTTGATCATATGTAAATGGAATTAAATCTATGATATGATTGCTTATTTCGATTTTTTTGACATATAATGGCACAACACTAATCGAATTATCAGATTCAGATATTTTTCGATATTGCCATTCAGAAGATACAGTCGGCCAATCTATTGTAAAATTATATTCACCCAGACGAACAATATGTGGGTCAGTTTCGTAGTTTAATTTCGCAACAATATCATTTATATTTGTATTGAAATTCAGTTGTTCGCCACAATGACATTCGAGTGAATATTTTAGTTCATTACTAAAACACATACCGCGAGTGTATATCGCATAATACAAACGGTCAATGATATTAAATGGATGGTCTTTGGAATGGCAATTTTCTGCCATGACCGAGTCCAAAGCCTTGCAAAAGGATGTCATTTGTGGACTAGATTGCTTTGCAGCCTTTGCTAAAATTTTCTCTTGATAATGAGTCATTTCTGAAAAATACATTTCAGTATTGACACTTGGCATCCAAATGCTATTAAATGACTTTAGCATTTAGTAATTTAATTTTTTGGGTAATTAGTTTCACCTTGAATAATAGCATAATGAGAATACGCAAATTTAATGCTTCGGATTTCCATTGATTTCGATGTACTGAAATTATATGACTCGCCCTCGACTTGCACAGGAAATGCATCATAGAAATAATAAGATTTTCTTTTGATTGGTGTTTTGCCTGGTCCTACTAATCCGTAAAGTGTACAGACAATATCCGATTTTAAAAAATTACGAGTATTTGAAGCATCCGACGACGCAGCGATAAGACTATATGATGCGATTTTTAATAACCAAGGCCTAATGACCATATCAGCATAAGAAATATTTGTTTCTAAGCAAGCAATTTCTAACGTATCTAAATCCTCACGACCATCCGTAACAATTCCTTTAAGATATCCTTCAGAACCTTTTGAGCCAACTCTTGAAGTTTTTATTTTATCGCCTCCTATTTTAATGCCAGTTGCAATCATATTACTTTTATACCAACCAGCAATTGTCTTGTCGCTTGCTTTGATTATTTGATTTCGATATTCAGCCAAATCCCACGCTTTATTATAATCAACACCAGCACCGTTTACAGTATTTGTATTTAATGATATTTTAGGTTCTGTAATAAAGTCTTTATTAATTTCAGGAGTTACATAATAAACAGACCACATGCTGTCTAATGGCACACCCGCAGGCCATTTACTAATCATTTCCAAAAAGGCAGGTATAGGTCCTTCTGTTGTGTTGTTATTAACAGATTCTGGATTAAATTCTACTGCGGGTGGTACTTGACAACTCATTTTAATTTTTTCTTAGATAATAACCATTCTCTCCAAAATTTAATGATAAATTGCTTTTTGAATCTATCATTTTTTGTGGCTCTTCTGCACTGACCTTGATGTTGTAGTATGACATTAATTCTCTCGCAACAATTTCAGAAATCGGCAAAGTTGAGCCAATGCGGGTGACATCTATTTTTTTAAGCTGTTGGTCAGTGTCGGTTGATAATTCACTAGAGCTTTGATTGTATGGCCTATATTTATTTTCATCTTTTTTGGCTGTAATATTCATAGATCCTTGATCTTGGCCTAATTTTCGATAAGGGTCAAAACCACGGTAATCCTTTTCTCCTAATAAATTCCGTTGATAAAAAGCAATCAGCTCGCTATAATTCATAGTAATTATTTATACTTAGAGGCAATGGGAGAATACGACAATATATTACCAGTCGAATATGTACTGGAAAAGTTCTTTTTATATGCGGGCAAGCCTCGCCGCGTAGGTGATAAATACAACGCATCGTGTCCTATTTGCAGAGAAGGAAAATCTTGGCTTAAAAAGAAGAGACTGTATTATTACCCACAAACCAATAGTTTCTTTTGTCATAATTGCCAAGGCTCATGGTCGGCATTATGGTGGATTAAAGAGGCATCAAATATGTCTCCCTCACAGATCATTAATGAAGCAAGAACCAATTATGGATTTGAAACAGAACCAAGTGGACGATTCTTTAAAAAGGTAGATAACAAAAAATACACAAATGACACACCAGCAATTCCAACGGATTGCATTGATCTCTTAGATGAAAATACTATCGACTTTTACAAAAGTGACCGTAATGTTGTCGATGCTGATGAATATATTCGATCAAGAAAATTAGACACGGCAATTAATAGACCAAAATCATTATATTATTCTCATAAGGATCGATTTCATCGAAATAGAATTATTATTCCTTTTTACGATGAGTCTGGTAAGAATGTTGAATTTTATCAATCAAGAAAAATTCAAGCAGATCAAGATGGGCCAAAATATCTATCAAAGATTAATTCAGACAAGACCATTTTCAATATCAGTAATATCACTCCCGATATTCCATATATCTTTGTATTTGAAGGGCCGATTGATGCATGTTTTGTGAAGAATGGAGTTGCAGTTGCTGGTATTAACTACACAACAAAGCAAGAGAAACAAATCAAAGCATTATCTGACTTTTATAAAATTATATGGGTGCTAGACAATCCCTATCAAGATCAAAATGAAGAGGTGACAGATAAATTTCTCGAATTAGTTGACAGAGGAGAAACAGTTTTTATATGGCCAAATTGGCAATATAAAGACATCAATGAAATATGCATTGATAAAAACAAGAATGAATTTCCTTATCAACTAATTCTCAATTACGCAAAAGAAGGATTAGATGCTAAGATGTCGTATATGAAGTCTTAATCTTTTTCGCCAATTAAGCTTTTCGCGACATCAATATAATTTGTTTCCATTTTTGACTGGAGAGCTTTGCGCTTTGCATACAAATCTTGATTCCACTGCACCGCTAGTTTATCATCAATTTCTTTGATTTGTTTGAGGATTTTTTCATCCATCACAATTTCTTCATGAAGAACATCATCTTCGATAATTGCATTGATATCATATTCAGATGCAAGGCGATCTAAATAAGCATCAATGCTTTCGCCGTTTACAGTACCGTCTTCATGAACTTCAGCTTTAAGTTCGCCTTCTGTGGTCTCAAGTACCATACGACATAATTTTGGGCTTGAATATGTTGTTTCAAAGCCGATTCTCGACAACGTTTCGACTACAACATCAGCAACACTTAATGAATCTGAAAGGCGAATGTTTTTAGCTTTGCGATCAGATGCGATAACAAATCCAGCCATAATTTCTTTTAATTCAGCGAGGTCAGATGATACACGTGCAATCTTATCCGAAATACGTGAAGCAATGCCTTTAAAGACACTATTGTCTCTGTCGAGCACGTTAATTTGGCGGTTGATTGATCCTTGGTCAATGTCATTTAAATATTCAACGAATCTTTCAATTTCAGTAATCCATTTTTTAGCAGCCTCGACTTCAGCTTTATATCCTGTATTCGGAGGGCCTGGTTCTACATCAAGAGCATCTGGTTCAATGTCATCATTCTCAAGCCTGCTGCGTAGAGGCACTTCATCTGCAGTAGGATCATATGTTTTTTCTTCGTCAGCCTCTCGAAGAGTAGATAGGAAAATTTGTTTAAGCTTGGACATAACTATATTTATTTATCACTTGAATTGTTGATTTCAGTGTATTATATTTTATTTATGACTAACAAGGTAATTATATTTAGCGGAGGGTTAGATTCAACCGTCTTGCTTTATGAGGTAGCATCACAATTAAAAGAGGGGGAAATTTTATATTGTCTTAATTTCTTCTATGGACAAAGGCATTCAATTGAATGTAAGGCAGCAGAGAATGTGATCGATAATTTGACCTCAAAAATTCAAAACAAAGTCGTTTTACATTCGATTTCACTAAAGCATGTTTTTGATTATCTTCAAAAATCGGCACTCTTGAATGGAGAATATGAAATACCAAAAGCGAGAGACGTTCTTGGTGATCCTCAGCCTCTAAGTTATGTACCCAATCGCAATATGATTATGTTGAGCACTGCAGTTGGTTTTGCTGAAAGCACCGAATCAAATGAAGTATATTATGGAGCACAACAAGCAGACACTCTATCCGGATATTGGGATGCTTCTGCAGAGTTTCTTGAGTCAATTAATAAGGTCATTTGTCTTAATAGAAAGAATGCAATCGAAATTAAAGCACCTCTAATGACCATGAATAAAGAAGAAATTATTCATAGAGGCGCTGAATTAAATGTGCCGTTTGAATTAACATGGACTTGTTATAACCCAATCGATGTGCCTGGAATCAAAACAATTTCATGTGGTGAATGTGTGGCGTGTGCTAATAGATTACAGGGGTTCATTAATGCTAAAATGAAAGATCCCATGGAATATGCAATTTCCATTGATTATAAGAAATACGGAATCCTATGAGTATAAAAATTACAGATATTTACTTTGCATCTGCTACCCAAAAATCACATGATGAATTTTGGAAAGATTCACACCTTGCTAAATTTCTCAGAAAAGCAAAAGTCAGCGATCAAGCATATATTGCGTATAATAATAAAATTGGATTGCCTGATGTTTATAATCATGCAATTTTACACTGCGAGCAAGACTACGTGGTTTGTGTCCATGATGACGTCATTGTCGAAGACTTATTTTGGCTGGAAAAATTAGAACAAGGATTCCGTGAATTTGAAATACTTGGATTGGCAGGTGCAAGTGCAATGCAAATTAAATCACCAGCATTATGGCATTTGATGTCGCCAAAAGAAAATTGGTGTGGGTTTGTAAATCATTTTACACCAGACAATCATTCATTTGCTACTAATTTTGGATTATCACCAAAAAGATGTGTAGTGATGGATGGTCTGTTTTTAGCACTGAATAAAAACGCAATTATCGATAAGGGAGTGCTATTCGATCCTCAATTTCATTTCCACCATTATGATATTGACTTCTGCATACAAGCAAACAAAGCAGGATTGAAAATGTCAACAATTCCATTGCATGTTACTCATCAATCAGGAGGTCTAAATTCTACGAGTGATAAAGTGTGGAAAAATAGTGAAAATTTGTTTTTAACAAAGTATAGTTAAGTATGTGTGGTATTTTCAAATCAAGTAAGTTAGAAAGATTCAATGAGTTATATGATGCGAATTCTGTTCGTGGAGTGAAATGCTTTGGTGGATTATTTCTTAGTGATAATAAAGCAACAATATACAAATCTGAAGATGTAAAAGCTAAAATCAATACCGATGCGGATGTATATCTTGGTCATTTAAGAGCACCTACTGGTGCTGGTCTTGAATTTACACCAGACACATGCCATCCATTTTCATTTAGGAATTGGTTAGTTGCTCATAATGGCATTTTGACAAATCATAAAGCTTTACTAAAAGAACATAATTTGAGCATTGCTGATTATGCAATTGACAGTAGTATAATTCCTTTTTTATTATATGCATATTCAGATTTTTCATTTTTTGAAAAATTACAAGGTACATGGTCATGTTGGATGTATAATATGACTACAAAAAAGTTATACATTACCAGATCAGCAAATACTTTATTTATTGATAGATGGTCGGGTGATTTTTCTTCTGTAGAAACTGATTCATGTAAAACAAGTATTGCAGAACATACAGTATTTGAAGTTGTCGGTCATGAATTAATATCAGCACATAAATACAACACCAAGCCACTTTATTTTGTACCATGAGATGTAATGCAGGAATTAATCCTGAAATTTTATGCGATCAACATTTAATAGCAGAACAGTCAGAGCTATTAATTGTTGATGGAATGCTGAGAAAATATAATTTTCAGATGAAGGCTAAAATACCTCCTGCTATGACTTTGAATAAAGGTCATATTCTTTTTTGGACTGACAAAATTCTTTACCTTCATAAAAGACATAATGAAATTAAAAACGAAATTATTAATCGAAAATTTAAAGTAACAGATAAAGAATTTAAGTTAGATGAATACCCAGAGCATCTTTTAAATGATTGGAGACCAAGTAACAGAGATTCAGATATTCTCAAAACACGCATTGTTGAAAAGATACATGCCAAGGGAGATAAATTATTCTGGAGGTATCGAGGAAAATACATTGATTCTGTGAGCATGCCAAATTATATTAATACACTAACAACTTCACCACTCTATTATGTATAACACAGAAATTAAAAGTTACGACGGTTCTCTTATTCATCAAAGATTTGCATACAAGTATCTTCGCAAGAAAGTTAATCCATTAGGAGATATTATGGCATTTCGAGGGTCAATGGATGTAACATCAAATCTTGTAGACCTTGAAGATGTATTGAATAATGATTTCATTCATAGCGACGATGCAATTCAATTTGTTTGGGAGATTCCAAATCTTGATCGCTTTGGTGCTGTATGTTTTCAAAGACTTTTCATTGCACAGGTGGCTCAAATTCTTCATTCAAAAGGCATTCCAAGAATTACATTAGAAGGCGATGACATCATGGTTGAAAATGAATTTGTAAGTGACCATCATGGCTTGGTATTACCAAGAGGCAAAGCCAGCGTTTCTATTTGCCATGAAGTTAATGGGGCGACACTCGGACATTTAGGCATTAATATCAATGCAGGACCAAAAGCACCAGCATTTGCATACTCCACACGAATGACAGATCAGGTCGTATTAAGCTTTGCAAATGATGTTATTCAAGAATTTTATTCAATGATTCAAGATATTTTCATTGCTACATCTAAGACAGCAATTATTTAATATGCTTTTTGATTATCTTAAAAATATTCTCTATCAAAAGAACCCAGAGATTCTTGAAGAGGATAATGATTTTGTGCCTTTTTTGATTCAGAGGTGGCTAACAATGCATTCTCCCGAAATGGCATTGATTGTTAATGAAACAACCAATCGCTATTGGGCATCATTCAATACAAAGCAAGATTGGTATGATGCATTTATTACGATGCTTCCTCGCGTTAAATTCCGCAAGCTTAATTACATTAAGAAATCAAAAGATAAAAATGAAAAACCTGACGAAGTGATTAGTGCAATTGCACGTAATTTAGAAATTTCAGAAAGAGAGGTACGTATGTATCTTGAAAAAACAGAAATTGATAAAAAACCATTTAATGTTGATATTTACAAAAAGTAATCATAATTGATGATATATGGAAAATATTGAAAAGTATCATGGAGTTCAACTTCCAGAAGATTTCGAAATCACAGAACTATTTGGAGACACTCTAATGGTTGTATATACTGATGCCACAACAGATGGTATGATTAAAAGAGGTTCTCTTTATGTAGACCCAAGTGTTACATATTCTATGTGGCGTGTTGGTAAAGTTTTACTCAAAGGTCCTAAATGCACAAATAACATTGAGGTGGGTGATATGGTTCTCTTTCCTAATGATCGAGGTATTCCTGGAATTAAGCATGCAGGCCAAGAAGTAAGATATATCAATGAGGATAGATTATTCGGCAAAGTAAAACTCAAACCACAAGAATAACATGGCATCGTTGTCTGAACTATATGGCTTGCTCGATACAAACGTAATTGAAGCTAAGTTTGTACGTAGAAAGCCAAAACCAGGAAATGCTGCTACAAGAAGAGCATTTATTACTAATAATACTGTTTTGCTTAATAGCCCTCGAGGCAAGGTAACCCTGAGATATACTGGTATTAAAGACGGTGCATCTGGATTGGGATTTAATGTAGTAGCAAAGAATTTAGTACTGGCGTGGGATTTATTGTGGCAAGAATATCGATTATTTGGTGCTGAGGGGTCTCAGGTTATTACTGCTATACCAGTAACAACAGACGCAGAAATAGAATCATTTTGGAAATACTTTGATGATAACATTATGTCTCTTTCCTCTGAAGACAAGTTGAAGTTTATGAATAGCTAATGATTAACTTTTTAGAAAATTTTTTCAAAACCCAATTTCAGAAAAATATTGAAATTACCATTGGAGGAACCCAGGTAATAAAGAAAGGTAAATTTATTTTGGTAAGACCAAATTTATTTACTTTAGATTTGTATATTAAATCGAACAAACCTACCGCTGAAATAATTTCACTGCCAATACCATTCCACTACACAACTAATAACGATTTGATCGTTTTTGATTACGATATAAGCAAAATTGCAGTAAAGAATACTAAGGGTTATAAAAATCTTTCTTTGTATATAGGAAAATACAAAACAAGTAAATTTTTAAATAACCAACTTCATATTAAATTTGAGTAATAAAAAAGGGTCGCACTGCGACCCTTTTTTGTTTTGTTATGTATTTATTGATTTCTTTTTAGAAGAGATCCTTGCCAGCAGAACTCATGTTCGATTTCACTTGTAGTCCTAATTGTTTTGGAGCACCGACAGCAGTTAGTTTGCCACTGCTATCATAGGTCTTAACATTTCCGGCTTTACCAGGTCGTGCACCTAGTTTGCTTTTAACTGTTTTTGATCCTGGTTGAGCAAGCTTAGCACCAGCACCAAGATTAGCGCTAGTCATGCTGTAGCTTCCTTCTTCTTCTACGACTTCCTTATCTTCATCTTCATCTTCGTCGTCTTTTGATTCTCCTGTTACTTCTTCCTCTTCACCACCTTCAAGCTCTTCCATTTCACCACCACCAACAGCGGCTTGCAAAAGATCAAGAAGCATTTGAGCAGTTTGCTTATCGAGTGTTAGTGTAACATTATCACCACCTTCTGATTCTCCACCCATCATATCAGCATCTCCGTAGTCTTCATCGTTCATCATATCATACTCATAGTATAGATCGGATGCGTCGTCTTCTGCTAAGAAATTTTGATTCTCTGTTAGAGTTTGTTCCCATAGTCTATTAAATCTAGAACCAAAAGCTGGTACTGATTCGTTGACTTTTTTCGGCTTGACTGGTGTTTTAACACCTTCAGGACCAGCGCCAGATGGACCCTTCTTTGGTGTTGGACGATCTGGAAGTTTTGTAGCGGTTGTTTGCTTGAAGTTACCTTTGCCGGTTTTCTTCATTGCTTTACGCTTTTCTAAAAGTTGTTTCAATTTGGCGTTCATATGTATGTAACGTACTTATGTGAATTTCATAAGTTTTCTTTGTAGTCTGATTAAAAATACATCGAATAATGATTACAGCCATTATAATTCATTTTATATACTATAAGATTCGGTTGGCATTGAAGTAAATAATTAATACATGGCATTGCAATTTCCAATATCAGCAACAGATGGTCAGCTTGTTTCATTCGGATTGAATACTTGGCAATATAATGCTGCTCTTAATAAATGGGATGTTAAAGTATTTGCACCAACAGATCCGGGCGTTTCTATAGTGGTTATTTCCAATAGTAGTTATTGGAATCAAGCATACACCACTCTTACATCCAATAGCTCAACATGGGGTATTGGATCTGGAAATCCTGCAGTCAATTCGTTGGTTATTTCCAATAGTAGTTTTTGGAATCAATCATATGCAGTTCTTACAGCCAATAGTAGTACATGGAGTTCAGGTACAGGCAATTCTGCTGTTAATAATATTGTTATTGCTAATAGTGCTAATTGGAATTCAGTATATTCGACGGTGTCATCGAATAGTGCATCTTGGGGAGTTAGCACCGGAAATTCTGCTATTAATAATTTAGTATCATCCAATAGTGCAAATTGGAATCAATCATATACTAATCTTACGGCTAATAGTGCAAACTGGAACAATACTTTTAGCACAACATCCGCTAATAGCAGTAATTGGAATCAATCATATACTAATCTTACGGCTAATAGTGCTAGATGGAATCAAGGATTTGCGGCTCTTACAAGCACAAGCGCAAATTGGAATAATGCTTTCAATGTAACATCTACCAACAGTTCAAACTGGAACCAAAGTTATACAGCATTGTCTAGCACTAGTAGTAATTGGAATCAAGCATATTCAACAGTACAATCAAATAGCAGCACGTGGGGTACTAGTCCCATTACATCTGCAGTCAATAATGCAGTGACATCTAATAGTGCTAATTGGAATCAATCGTATACAAATCTTACAGCTAATAGTGGTAACTGGAACACGGCTTACTCAACAGTAACAGCGAATAGTGCATCTTGGGGAACCAGCACAAGCAATTCTGCGGTCAATAATACAGTGACTGCTAATAGTGGCAATTGGAATCAAAGCTATACTAACCTTACTGCCAATAGCAGTAATTGGAATTCAACTTACTCAACAGTGCAATCAAATAGCAGCACATGGGGTATTGAACATCTGCTAATAGTGGTAATTGGAATTTAACGTACACAACAGTAACTGCTAATAGTAGTACATGGGGCACCAGTACAAGCAATTCTGCGGTCAATAATACAGTGACTGCTAATAGTGGCAATTGGAATCAAAGCTATACTAATCTTACTGCTAATAGCAGTAATTGGAATAATACTTTCAGTACAACATCTGCTAATAGTGCAAGCTGGAATCAATCGTATACAAACCTTACTGCTAATAGTGCGAATTGGAACAATGCTTTCAATACAACATCTGCTAATAGTGCAAGCTGGAATCAAAGCTATACTAATCTTACTGCTAATAGCAGTAATTGGAATCAATCATATACAAATCTCACATCCAATAGTGCAAGATGGAATCAAGGATTTGTGGCCCTTACAAGCACAAGTGCAAATTGGAATCAAAGCTATACTAATCTTACTGCTAATAGTGGTAATTGGAATCAAAGCTATACTAATCTTACAGTCAATAGTGGTAATTGGAACAATGCTTTCAATACAACATCTGCTAATAGTGCAAGCTGGAATCAAAGCTATACTAATCTTACAGTCAATAGTGGTAATTGGAATAATGCTTTCAATGTAACATCTGCTAATAGTTCAAACTGGAACCAAAGTTATACAGCATTGTCGAGTACTAGTAGTAATTGGAATCAATCGTATACAAACCTTACTGCTAATAGAACATCTGCTAATAGTGGTAATTGGAATTTAACGTACACAACAGTAACTGCTAATAGTAGTACATGGGGCACCAGTACAAGCAATTCTGCGGTCAATAATACAGTGACTGCTAACAGCGGCAACTGGAATCAAGCGTATACTAACCTTACAGCTAATAGTGCAAATTGGAATAATGTATATACAACTGTAACTACTAATAGCAGTACATGGGGTGGTTCTACAAGTAGTGCTCGTGCTACGTTATTAAAAACATGGTTTCCAAGACACAATCAACCACCATCTGCAAACTTCGCAACACTTGATACAAGAGGAGGTATTGACGTATTAGACTTTACTGAAACAACAGAAAATGCAGCTATATTCCCTGTAGTAATTCCAATTAGTACAAATTTCACAGGGGGCATGGAAATTGCTGTAAGATGGTCTTGCACTACGGAAACAAATGCACTTTGTACGGTCGGATGGATTGTCGATACGCAATCTCTTGATTTAAGCAGCCTTGATTCGGTTAGTATGATTTGGAGCAATTCTGCCACTATCATTGGTGCAACAGTGCCTACAACATCCGGTGTATCAAAGGTCACATCAACTACATTAGGATATTCAGCATTGTCGACATTATCCGCTAATGATTATTTTAGAGTTCGTATTCGCCGCGACATCAATAATGATTTCGCAAGAGGTGACGTCGAACTGATTGCTGTTCAAGCGACGGTATTACAACCCATTTCATAATCTATGGCTATTGAGTTGAGTAATTCAAATACTTCAAGATTAACATATTCATATAGAGCATCGCCGTTAGATAATATCGCAAAATTTACAATAGCTTGTTGGATTAGACCTGTTAGTTTTACAACAGGAACATTTCCAAGATTAATAGCCAAAGAATCCCCTGGTGGATATTTAATGTATTTTTATGCTGGTGATGGCCGTGTTGCTATTGGTGTAGTAGGCTCGTTTTCAAACTATATAGTTAATACCCAAACAGCTCTTTTGTCTGCAGGAACAAATAAATGGCAGCATGTTGCTGGATATTGGGATGGTACATTCCCGGGTACAACATCAAACGCAAAAATTTGGATAAATGGCACACCAGCAGCTCTTGTTTTAAATAGCACAGGTAGCGGGACACGAACAAGTGATACAAATGCACCATTAACCATTGGAAATAGATCTGCCGCAGATAGAGGTTTACCTGGAGGATTTGCAGATGCTGCTATTTGGAGTGCAGAATTATCAGATGCTGAAGTCGCTGCTTTGGCTAAAGGATTTTCACCAAAATACATTGCACCTCAATCATTAGAATTTTATGCCCCGTTAGTGAGGCATCGAACACCAGTCAATTTGCAATTTACTATAGGAACTGAAACAAATGTATCAACTGTTAGCCATCCAAATTTAATACCATGACAATATACAACACAACCGACTATAGTCTGCATGAAGTAAATGCGAGTACATGGAATACTTGGGTAGCCAATAATCATCCAAGAGCAACAAGATTTGCTATATTACCAGATAAACCACAATATGATCCAAAAATCCACGATTGTGTATGGGGTCAAGGTGTTTGGGAATTAATAGCAAAACCAATACCACCCAATCGTAAAGTATGGCCAACCACTGCTCATTTTTGGGGAGAATTTACAGAAGCAGAGCAATTATCTATTGTATCGAGAAATGAGGCGGAGGTTAAATATTTATTAGTAGCGCTGTCTGTATGGCCATCCGAAGTATGGAGTGATGATCCTAGAGTCGTTAATGCCATGCAAATATTAGTAGCAAGAAATATATTAACAGCACAAAGAGTTACTCAACTTTTAGCACCGCCAAATATAACATGATTTCAAAAAGAACACATTATCTGAACAATGAGAATCTTCCATTGCCAGAGACAAAACACGATTATACTCCTGAGATGATCGAGGAGATTGCTCGTAGTAAAAAAGACCTCATTCATTTCGCGCAAAATTATTTTATTATTGTCAATGTAGACGATGGTATTAAAAAAATTGAGTTGTATCCTGCACAAAAAAGAATTCTCAAATCTCTTTGTAAACACCGATTTGTTATCACTTTAGCATCTCGTCAGGTTGGTAAAAGTACACTAATGTGTGTTTACTCATTATGGAGAGCTTGTTTCAATAAACATCAACGTATTGTTATTGCTGCTAACCGCGAAGATACTGCTATTGAAATTTTTAGTCGTATAAAATTGGCGTATGAACAATTGCCAAATTGGATTAAGCCTGGTGTTGAAAAATGGGGCGAAACTGGAATGAAGCTTGAAAATGGTTCTTATCTATCCGTTGAAACAACATCGGTGAATACAGGTCGTGGTAAAGCTGCTAATTTAATCATCGTCGATGAAATGGCATTTATTGCTCCGAATATTATGTCGCAATTCTGGAAGTCGATATCTGCTACGATTTCTTCATCCAAAACATCGCAAATTTTTGTAGTCAGTACTGCAAATGGCACTGATAATATGTTTTATGAGATTTATAAAAAAGCGACATCAGTAGATCCGGAAAGTACAGATGATCAATGGCATGCAGAATCTATTCATGGGACTGATGTTCCTGGTCGTGGTAAAAAATGGAAAGAAGCAATGCTTGCTAGTTTAAACGGTGATGAGGAAGCATTTGCGCAAGAATATGATAACAAATTTATTAGTACTGGGGGTGGTTCTGTTGATGAAGAATTTATAGAAGAATTGAGATCCAAGGTTCAAGATCCTATTATGGAGCTTGATGATGAGCATTATAAAATATATGATTTCCCGGATAAAAGTAAAGTATATGTAATGGGTGTAGACGTTTCCGATGGTATTGGCGAAGCCGCTTCTGTTGTTGAGGTATTTGATATTACTGATTTAGGAATGATCAAACAAGTAGCCGAATATCATAATAGAACAGCCGAACCTCTTACCTTTACAAGAAAATTATATCAAATGGCATTGCAATGGGGCATGCCAATAATTGGTATTGAAAGAAATAATATGGGCGGCACCGTTGTCGATACTTTAGTTTCAAATTATCATTATACTAGATTAATAGATTATTTGCCTTCAAAACAAGCAGACTTCACCAGAAGAGGAATTTTTAGCCATACAAATGTAAGACATGATGCTGTTTTAAATATGCGCTATTGGGTGCATATGCTGAAATGTGTAGATATTCGAAGTGGTAGTTTAATCGAAGAAATGCGAACCTTTGTAAAACATTCAAACGGCATTTGGAAAAAGATCAACGGTAAAAATATTTGGGATGATAGAGTAATGGCAATGATATGGGCTCTTTTCTCTATTGAGAACGGCATTGCAGAAAAATACTTTGATGTATATGATAGAGATCGTAATGGTAAGGTTTCTAAATTAACAGACCCAAATATGTTCTATGAATCAATGCAATTAAGTGAACTAAGGCAAAGTATAGATCCTGTATACTATAATGCGTCGCCTGTTTACTTCAATACAGCAGATTCGTTTACAGAAGAGGATTATAAATATCTATATGATTTCTAGTCCATTAAATAAACAAACAGTAGATAGATTTTTACTGGTTATTGATGCACCACCAGCATTAAGACATTTAAAAACAAAAAATGCCAGAGAGCAAAAATTGCTTAATGTCAATTCAATGCAATATACGATCAATGGATCTATAATACCAAGCATTAATGTCAATTATCAAGTCGATAGATTTGGTGGGCAATCATTTGCAATTTCTCAGCACAGTAAATCTGCGCCAGAACCTATAACCGTAAAATTTATAATTGACAATGAATTTAATAATTATTGGTTTATTTATAAATGGCTTGATTTTATATCCGACGATCAGCATGGCATATATGATGCTAAAAATGTAGGACAGATAGTTAGAGGAATGCCTGGAATAGGATACCAGACAAATCTTACAATATATGCATTAGATGAGTATCAAAAAGCACAGACAATTAAATTTGTATACACAAATGCATTCCCTACATTTCTTGGTGGTGTTGAATGGTCATACCAAAGTGATGGATTAGTTACTTGCAGCTTCAGCTTTATGTATTCTCAGTTTTATGCTGACTTAATATGCGATACTTCTTTTGATACTGTAAATGATCCTGTTGTAGACAATTCTACACAAAATTGCGACTAATTTAAAAACCCCCGATAAGAAAAATGTAAGTAGATTGTAATTATGGCACGTACAATCGAATCACCAGGAGTAGAAATCAGAGAACGCGACTTAACCCTACGTATTGAACCGACAGTTGGTACAAATACATGGGTGCTTGGATATGCAAACCAAGGTCCAACTGAAGAACCTATTACTATTAGCAGCTTTTCAGAATTTGAATCAGTTTATGGCGAACCTACAAACGCAGCTGAAAGATATTTTTATCACACATGCCGTGAATATCTAAATTCCGGTGCAAATCTTATTGCTACAAGAATTCCATACGGAGATGGTGCTGGTAGCAGTTATGGTGAAAAATATGGCGCTTTAGTTTATCCTATTATCGCATCCACGAGTTCTGTTACGAGCAACAACGCAGCCAATATTGCAGCAAGTACTGTAATTACACTTTCTGCAGGTGATACATATGTTTTAGCAGAACCTGTTCACATTGAATTAACAAATGATCAATATCTTGATATTATCAACAATAATATTAGTTGGTCTGCTTCTATTTCAGCAACCACACTTAGCTCTGTATACAATAATTTAACAAATGTTAATAATCTAGGACAGGCTGGTATGATTGTGGTTGACACATCAAGATCAATGACAAATAATGTCCAAGAAGGCTATTATCTTGGCGTTATCGACAACGCAGCATCAAATCCTGCGACAGATTATACAGATGTAATCAATGTAAAATCAGTCAGCAGCGCGACTGCGTTCAGTACCATTAATTCCACACGCCTTGCATTTGCACTTAGTGCATCATTCACAGGATTGCCTGGTTCTGTTTCTGAGATTCTAGAATCAATTCCGAACTTTACATTTGACTTAACAAGTTACAATGACGCAATTGCAATTGGCTTGTTTAAAGTACGTAAATCGATTTATGCCGGATCTGGTACAAATATTCTTGACAAAGTACTGGTAGAATCATATGTAGGTTCACTCGATGCTTCGCGCCGAGTTGCAGATCCTTTAGGGGGCCCACCAAAGTCATTCTTTATTGGTGATGTTGTCAATAATAATTCTGCTAATTTGAAAGTATTGGTTAATCCATTTATTTCAAGATCAACCAATTGGCTTGATGCAAGCGGAAATCCTGCTAAGAAAGTACGCACGTGGAAAACAACAGGAGTAGGTACACCAACATCATTTATCGTAGCTACCACAGCCGCGAATAATTTGCTTTCTGCGGCACCTTTCGCTGAATCGAGAAGCCTATACGCTATTAGCACATACGCAACAACACCAGAAAGCAATAAAGTAATTGGTAATATTCCTACCAAACTTGACCGCATTTTTGCGTGCGTTTCAAATCCAGACCTAATTCCTATTGATGTTACAGTCGATGGCGGCTTGAGTACAATTTGGGCTACTACGAAAGTTACATCGGCTTCGCTTGGTGGTATTTTTGATGATACAACATTTACAAATGCATTTTCATCACTAAGCTCCACTGATGGTAGCTATACAGGATCGGCTGCTGGCATGGGTGCCGATCACCAAACCATCTTCAACAAATTTGCAAACTTTGCAGAATCGACACGTCGCGACCATATTCATGTTTCGGATCCACTTCGTCAATTATTTGTAGATGGTATTGATTACAGAGTGTTTACATCAAAATGTGATCGTGTTAATAATCCATTCTCCAAACAAGTATATTGGCCGCTACGCAATCTTTATGTCGGTGCTAATACATCTTATGCAGCAGCATATGCTAACTGGGTAAGAGTCTATGATAGTTCTTCTGATAATTATTGCTGGATTCCATTCTCTGGATGGGCTGCAAGAGCATTCGCAGAAACTGATAGAGATCGTTTCCCTTGGATCGCCCCTGCTGGTCTTACAAGAGGTTTAGTTCGCAACGTTGTTGATATCGCCATTAATCCAAATCAAAAGGAAAGAGATTTACTATATCGTATTGGCATGAATCCAGTATGTCTCTTCCCGAATGATGGATATGTTATCTGGGGTCAAAAGACGATGTTCAAAAAGCCAAGTGCATTTGATCGTATTAACGTTCGCCGTCTCTTCTTAGCTCTTGAAAAACCAACAGCGAGAGTACTGAAGTACTTCGTGTTTGAACCAAATACAATCTTTACACGTACTCAGGTTGTTAATGTTCTTACACCTCTCTTTGAAAATGCTAAGAGAAATGAAGGCTTGTATGATTATTTAATCGTGTGTGATCATCGCAACAACACACCTGATGTGATTGATCGCAATGAGCTGGTTATTGACATCTATCTAAAACCAGTCAAAGCAAGTGAATTTATTCTCGTGAATTTCATTGCAACCAGAACAGGCCAAGACTTCGCTGAAGTGATTTAATCACAATCCAAAAAAATAAAAGCCAGCCAAAAGCTGGCTTTTATTTTGCTCAAATTCATAAATATCTACAACAACTATGAAAGATCAATTAGATAATATCTACGGCGCGAAAGTATTCGGAAAGCCATCGATTCAATTAGATCCGCTTGAGAATACTAGACTAACAAGCGAACAAAAACTCAGCGAAAGGCAAACTGTTATTAATACATATTTGCCGGAAAGATTCCATGTTAAAAACAACCAAACAAACACCAATAAATCAAATAACAGACAAACGCTGAAAGAAAAGCACATATCTAAAGGAACATCGACATCAATGATTACATTCTTAGAAAGCTATTTCCAAACAAATAGAATGGAAGCATTTGAAAACGTAGATGAAATCCTGGAAGATATGTATGCCTTTTTGAAAGAAAATCAAGGTTAAAACCTAAGTATTTTTATGGCACAAGGCATCCAAGACTATTATAACGCTATTCAAAAGCGAGGATTTCAAAGAGATAATCTTTTCCGTATTATCGATATTACGGGAGATGGTATTTTGACAAAGCTACGAAACGAGCTATCTTTTGATGGTCCTATTTCTAATGCGTATGTTGAAAGCGCATCTGTCCCATCTCGAACCATTTCTGTCCAAAATGCTTCATTTATGGGGCTGCAATTTAATATTCCTGGAACTGCGACATATCCTGGAAGTGAAGGGTGGGATGTAACTTTTAAATTGCCAGGAGATCTTTCAATACGTAATGCTTTTGAATCAATGAGCTTTGATGTCTTCGATGATGCTACATCGACAGGATGCTATGGAGTTCCTACAAATACAAATATATTAACAATGGCTCTTTTAAATATTAAAGGTGAAGCCATTCGATATTACGATTTAATTGGTGTTTGGCCTGTGTCGTTTGGGCCAATCAGCTTTGATTTAACTTCAGATGGTAAAATTATGACATTCACTGGAACCCTTGCATACCAATATTTCCGTGTCAATAACGGTAAAATTCCTGGAGGACAGGTCATTACAGATGTTACTTCGCCTCAGATTTTTGCTCCTGCTATCGGTGCAGGAAATGCCTGCTAATTATTCTTCTAAAGTTGTTTCTGTGTCAAGAGGCGTGGTTGATCGAACCACGCCTCTTATTCTATCAAAGATAGCTTCAGCGTCTTGCACTGAATTAAAAACAGCTTGTTTGCCGTTAGTAAACGTATATGTTATCTGGTTCGCTTGACGATTGAATCTGATATTCTGAATGCGATATCGACCAGCAATTAAACCAAGACTCACAAAGCGGTCATTAGGTACATCAAATTCAGCACCCGGGATATAGTTCATTTAAATTTAAGCTTCTCGGCATATTTTCTCATATCAGTAGCACCATTGGCATTGACAATATCAAAATAGATATCACCAGACACATCATCAATGTAATCCTGAATATCATTTGGCGACAGATCGACACTATCTTCATTAATACCCAATCGATCAGCTCGATCAAAAATACAATTAGTTGCTCGAATCAATGCAAGCCATCTTGCACATACGTAAACATCACTATCTTCGTATTTGTTAGGTTTTGGTCTTTTATACTTTGGGATTTTTTTGCTCATGTTTGTATCTTGTTATTTGATTGATCCTGAAATAAACCCAGCAAGGGTTGACATAAAAACTTTCATTTCTTCATTTGATGTTTCGTTGTAGATAGTCTTTTCTATTTCGCGAACAGCTGGTGCGTTTTTGGAAAATAGATAATCGAGCAATCCTACAATCGAAGCTCTTAGATCGATTTCATCGAGAGCATTCTTGCCGAGAAATTCACCTGCACGAAAATCTTTAGTGTTATCTTTAATGAAATGATTTTCGAGAAACTTCTTAGCTTTGATATGAGGTGGGTCATCAATAATCGGAGTCTTGAAAATTCGATGTGCTTCAAGCATTTCGTTATATCTTGGTGGTACGGTATTCATATGAGTGAAGAGTTGTCTGAAGTTAAAACAGAATCAAGAGGTAAGACTTTCCTCGCGGTATAAAATTTGCCATAAATTGAATTGACGTTGTTACAATGTTCGCATTCATACTCTTCACGATAAACATCATAATCAATGATACTTGGTTTTTGACAAAACGCACATTCAATATTCATTTTGATAGTGGCTGGTGGTATTTCTTTGATGAGCTCTTCTACCTTTGTCTGTTTAATTTGATCGACGTACCATTTAATCGCAATTTGCAATACAATAGCAATTACAGATCCAATTCCAAATCGGATTAAATCCCAATTCAAAAATAAAGATACAACACCAGAAATGCTCATTGATACAATAATGAGCATCGACAACGCTTTGAAAATTTCTTTAATCATTTGCTAATTTTTGATCTTTTAATTCTTCAGCAACATTTAAAGTAGCTTCTTTGATAAGTTCTAACAATTGATCTTCGAATGCTTTCTTAGAATCATAATGCAATGCTAAAAGTTCAGTAACATGCAATTTCAAATTCAATGCATATAAATTGTTGCTATTGATTGGATAAAAACGTAGTTCCATATTATTCAAACCATTTACTAATAGCATCATCAATGCGTGGCATAAATGGCTGCAGCCAAGTATGTGCATCAATTTTAGCCAATAGTGTGGTCATTTCTAATTTAGCCAACAGTTCGGTAAATTTCACCGCATTGGTTTTGATGCTTGCATTACAAATATGCTGTGATTCATACGAATTCAATTCTTCTGGGTCGACTGGCCATCCAAGATTCAAATCCATGATCTTGCGGTTATTCTGAATTATTTCCTTTTGTTCATCTGTTAATGAATCAAGATTATCAAATGTCTTTAATTCATTAGCCAATTTCTTTGCTTTCTTTTCGCCGTATTTGTATAATCCTTTGATATTATCAGAATTATCGCCCATAATGCATTTGTACAGAACAAATTGTTCTTTGCAAATGCCAATCTCATCAAGAAAATTATCTTGTGTGTATAACTTTTTCTGATATGGATTATATGCACTGACTCGATGATTGATCAGCTGTAACAAATCTTTGTCTCCTGAAATGACAATTATGTACCCTTGTTCTTTTTGAACAAGCCAAGAAATAACATCATCAGCCTCCATTCGGTATGGATAGTACGAAGGCACGCCCATGTACTTGAGAAGATCGATAATATAAGGAACTGTATTGTATACATTATTATCCTTATTTCTGTTTTGTTTATAATCTTCATTTAATTCTTTGCGGAATGATGGTCGTTCTGGATCATAATCAATTTTTTGATCCCAAGTCACTAACACCTTTGTTGCATCATGACCGACAGCATATGAACGGATCAATTTTAGCGTTTGATTAATTGCGGCAATATTAATGTCATTGCTGTTCTTGTATTCCGGAACTGAGAAGCTCGCCCGAAATAATAGATTGTTTCCGTCGATGATAATCGTCATAAGATTTTTTTAATTGATGTGATGTATCACAAATGTGGCGAAGCTTTTTAATTTCGTCATCTGAGATTTGATCTACATACAATATCTCTTGTTGTTGTAATTTGTGCAAGAATTCTTTTTTAGAAATTGTGATTTTGTTATTTGTCCTTGTTACATACAAAGTTAGAGTCAGCTCAGATTGATCAATGATGGTAAAAAATTGTTCTACGCGAAGGGCTTTATACAGGGAACCAGTTTTGACGGATTCTATCTGCGATTGGGTTGACATATGTTTCGAGATTATTTAGAGAAGGAGTGGTTGGCCAATCAACAATCTGATCTGCCCTTGCACGAAGTTTAGGAATTTGACCTTTTTCGGTATCATTTACATAAGGCAGATATTGTTTATTTCCATACACAACATTATGGCGATCAATGAAAATTAGTTTGCCTTTATGTTTCTTTTGAATCCAATCTGCTTCATCTCCTTCATAATCATCAAAGCGAATATCAGTTACACAAATAATTAGAGGTTTGTCTGGATTAGGGTTATTTTTGCTTTTTGAAAGTGTATAATTAATTCTAGTATCAAATTCATCTAAGAAAAATCTGCTACCATGCATCAAGCGGACCAATCTTGCATATTCCACCATAAGAGGACGAATTGTTTCTTTTTCAAATGGAGGCAGATTAAACAAATTTACATGTGAAAAAATAGGCAACATGCTTAAATTTTGCCGAATTGTATCGCCAATGGAAACACGACAAAGGTTATATTCAGGCAATTGTTTCGTTAGAAGGTTATAAAATGTGTCTTTGCCTGCAGTCGCCTTACCTGTAATTCCTAAAATTAGATATGACATTCATTAATATAATGCTGGTTTTGTTGAATGCAACATAAATATTTGTATGACAGCAAATGTCAATTTGACAAGCATTTCCTCAATTAGTGGCGCATCTCCAATCACTGTTACCTTCTTAATGTCTACACTTCCACCTGGGGATTTGGCAAAGGTATATTTTGATTTTGGCGATGGTACCAATAAGACAGTTTTTTGGTTCGCATCATCAGCACCTGCGTCGTCTGTATCATCTTTACCCTTTTCTGCTGATATTGGTAATGTTCGAAATTATAATATTACCAAAACATATACACGACCAAGCATTCACAATGAGAAGACATTTAGTGTCAAAATTTCGGCATATAGTGTAAAAACATTTTCACCGACTGCGTATAATGTAACAGTCGGTCCTATTACCTTAATTCCAACATCCAGTGTATTTGGTACTATGAGGCTCATTAAAACCAAATATAAAAACGAAAATGAAATGCTGTTGTTCTTTGAAGATCAAACATCAGGTAAAATATATTCAGTAATTGCAGACCCAAATTTTGATGCTTCAATTGTAACAGATTCAACCTATCAGACTTTATGTTCGAGGTATTTTAGTGGTCAATGAATAACTACACCTAAATAAAAATATGGCTGTTAAGTACATCGACTGGAAACCAGTTAGCATTAATTATATCAACAACAAGCTCAATCTTCAAGATGAATACGTTGGCTCAAAGGAAGGCATTCTTTTTGCTGAAAATAATTTAGCTTCTAGTATTCGTAGTCTTGATTTTAATGAAAATAGTGTTGTATATCTTACAGATTTAACAAGTATCCAAAACATTCAAACTTCAGCCTCACGACAACCATATCGTAACAATCTTATACGCAATTGTATAGTAACTGCAGCGAGTGGCTATTATGTAACTAGAACTAGATATGATTCGGCAAATATCGCAACTTCGGCCGAAAATTTGAATAATGTCTTTCAATTGGAATTTGATGAAAACGACGATGCACTAAGCATTGTATCTGAAGATTTAAATGGTAAATTATATTTGACGATTGATAATACAGGAGCTTGTGCATATTTTGATGTTTATAACTCTGACATTGAACATCGCCAAAAATTCAAGTACATTCTTAATACAGATGTAAATACTCTTGTCTTGTTCTGCAGTACGTGCGATACAAGTGGCTATCGAGTAGTTTCTTATGACGAAACTCGACCAGGAACATCTCTCGTTGCATTGGAATCATTCACAACAAAACCACCAACAGGATGTTACACATATTTATTTAAGCTGCAAAATGTAGATCTGTCAATTAAAACAAATGCACTTTCTGCAAGCACTTATGTAAAGTATTTAAATAATTTAGATAACAGAAACACTATTTACAGTGATTTGCCTGTTGCTTCATCTACTCCGTTTTTGAATAATTACCTATTCGTGAATACTTTCAAAGACGATACTTCTTATAATAATAGCACATATAAAACGAACACAAAATCAAATGCGGTTTCGTTAAAAAATTTATTTACATCTGATTATACCTATAACAGAAAAAGTGACGGGTCTGTTTTGAATCGAGAATATCAATCTGTTATTTTGGGTGACAACATTGTAAATGACTCCTTCAATAAAGCAACAGTCACGTATACTACATCTACTAAACAGCTTTTGATTATCCCTGATCGTTTAAATTTTTTCCATTACCCATATGATGCACCTACAGTGAGTTTATCTGCTGCAGGTTTAATTGAAGCTGGTGCAATTGCAGGACTATCTCCTTCTAAATCAGATCGTATTTGGAAGAAGCAATCAGGATACGCTGCGTATACTATTGATGGCCAATCTACTATTCAAAATGGGACTTGGCTTTGTAGTTGGTTAAGCGGTAATAATTGCAATTCCCAATGGATGGATCGTTGGTACGATGATTCGAAGCTAACATATAAAGTAGCATTATCCGCAGATGAACCAAATCCATATATTATCGACAAGCCATCTATCATGACATTTGAATCTGGTGTGCGATATACTTACTTCCATATTGGTTCTGAATATAGCATGCAACTGATTGAGAATTCGTCATTTAACACCGGAACAAAAATATTAGAAATTAAAAATTGGACATATGACGATTTACCTGTAGTTAATGGTTCTTCAAAAAATATTACATACACAAGAACCAATAATTCTGAATTTACATTTACTGGAAGTGAATATATAGGTTATTCTGCTGCTGAAGCATTTTTCCCAGAATATACAATAACACTTGCGGCATGGGTTAATTTTGACAATTGGTCGAATGCGTCTGCTGACCAAATCATTGGTAATTACTATGATGGTGGTTATGGTTTGTTTTATGATACTGGCATTAAAGATGATTTTGTCATCTATATAGATAGTACATATGGTCACCTTTTTACAATCAACACAGAAGGAAGATCCTTGTATGATAAATCGATACCAGGAGTTAGTGCCACAATTACCGATATGAGTATTGATGGTAATGGTATTGCTTGGGTTTTAGATGACAATCAAAATAAAATATTTTTATACAATCCGCAGAATAACGTATATGAAAAAATTATAGAATTGCCAATTCCAAGATCATACAAATTTGTATGCCATGACAAAGATAATAATTTTTATCTGTATAGTAATAACGACAACTATTTTACAAAATACAGCAGCGAAGGTACGTATGTAGGAGCGACTGCATTAGCTTCTCTTCCAAATACATTTCTTAATTTATCGGCACTGCAGTCGTTCCCGATATCTGGTTTCTTTGTCGATAGCTCTAATAATATACAACCATATATTGGATATACGGCTTGTCAGGATACTAGTGGCAATTACTGGCATTATTTTGGTAGTAACCTAACGAAAAACAACTCAGAGTACGTGCTACATATTACATCACCAGAAGATATTAAATTTGACGGTGATTATAATATTTGGATGATTAAAGACCGTACTCTTTATCATTTTGATAAGAATGGGAATATTTTGCTTAAAAAATATTATGCATACCTTTCGAGCCATCCAAAGAAAATTGCTCTTACGAGAGAATTAACTGAAACAGGGTGGAAAGATTTTGTTTGGGTTGTTGATAATCAAGCTCTAGTTAAATATTCAGCAAATGGTCGCTTTGAAAAGATTATTAAAATGACAGACTATTTCAATTCATCTAAATATTTGGGACGAGACCGAAATAAGCTAAAATTAACATTACCTAAAAATTGCACGAAATATAATTTTGATAGAGATGCCAAAAAATTAAATCCGGGCACTCTTGATGCTAATTACATTACAGCAAAATTTGAATTAACGAACGGTGTAGCTATTACATCCAAGATGCTAAAATCTACTACTAATACATTACAGAAAGGCTGGCACCACATAGCACTAATTGTAGACACAAGCAAAGGAATCGCAACACTTTATATCGACGGGCAATCTAGAGACAGTGTCTCATTTGCAGCGGGTCAATATAGGTTAAATTATACCAATAAAAACAATTTTTATATTGGCAATACAAATGGAAAGCAAGACCTCAATATTAATGATTGGCTTTTGGATTATAGACCAACAATGATCGGCAAAATAGACGATGTTCGAGTTTATGAATATGCATTAACAGAAAGAGACATTGTTACTCTTTCACGCAAGCGTCTAAAATTTGTACCTATTGAATTTAATATGCTCGCACCGATACGCCAGCATGTAGAAACGATCGACAAATTCACAGCACATCGTTTACCAGGATTTAAATCTAATGTATATAACATTCGAATTTTGAATAGTTCAATTGATAATGATGAAATCAAGAACTCCATACAAAACGCAATATGCAATGCTATTACAAAGATAACACCAGTTGGCTCCAAACTTAATAAAATTGTGTGGGAATAACATTTGTCTTTTCTAAATATTAAAAGATGTTAGCTGTAGTTTCCACTTTATCCTCATGGCCTACTGAGGCGTTTTCTGTCGTTCATCCAGATTTATCAACAACAGGAACTGTTCCTTTGTATTCATTTGCAGGATATACTCCTTTAACGTATTGCATAAATGCTGATAACATTCACAACACAGCATCTGTTAATGCAGTAAAGACTCCTTATTTTGTATATCAATCAGGAGCTACAACACAAGCGACAATATATGAACTATCATTCATAGCACTATCAGCAACTCCATCATTTGCTGTTAAAGCAAATACAGTAGGAACTTATATACCATATAATGATAATGCTACATACATCAGTCGCATTTTCCCTACATCAATTTTTAATTTTACAGGGACTGCAGGACAGCGCCAAGACAAATTAGCATCAATAACACTATCGGCTGGATCTGGATATTATATTATTCCTTCACATCTAATATACACAGATGTGAGAATGCCGTCTGCTATTACAATAAGCAAATATCTTGATATATTTACAAATCTTCGTAAATGGAAATTTGCTGAATTCACTAGCAGTACAAATGAAGTAGGCTTGGCAAATCCTTCACCATACAATTATCCGTTTTTAGGTTATAAAGAAAATTATGCATTTTTGCCTGTTTATGCATCTCAAGTAAGTGCATTGAGCACTACAATCCATCCTCCTAAAATTTATAGACATGCGTTTGTTGGTGTGGGCACCTCAGTAGATGGCACAACTGCAATATCAAATAATTTGCTTGCAGTAGCAGGGTCGAATAGCAGTTTAGGCGAAACAATTCTACCAGGCAGTGTATTGTTTGAATTTTCATATGATAGTCCTCTTTACGCATCGAGTGAATATATCATTGATCAAATACCAGTTTCATATACATATAATTCGACATATAGAGAATCTCTATTGACATCTTTATCATCAGTCAGAGTGCCTATTCTTAGTGCTGGTACTGGGTATGTAAGAGACGTACCACAAACCGGAATTAATTCTGTATCTGGTAACTTAATCGGTAGAGATCCTATCTTTAATGAATATTTCGTTAATAGTGCATTGAGCTTGGTTAATTACCAAACAGGGGAATTTAATCTTGTGCTTAACAATGGATTTAAATTTTCTGGTAGTGCACTTGCTCGCGGATATTATGATAGCAAATATGATGACTATACTGGTTATCCAAATTATCAAGTCATTGGCCAGTCAGTAAACGACCAGGATTTAAGTCTTATCAACCCAATAAAAACAATTGGCAATACCGTATTCGCAAGATTCGATGTATCTGTTTATGATCTTTCGAGCATTGTCGATAAAAATGATTATCCAGGGTTTAGTTCACTAGTTCCTACATGTAGTGTTTTTACATACGGATCTGCAAGAACTTCTATTCCTTTCAATACAACAAGCTCATTTAGCTCTTTAATCAACATTACATTTAGTGCACAGAATGCACCGATGTGGATGTATACATATACCAGTACGATTAGTACTACAAATTCAAGCCTATCTGATTGGTCTATTAATGGAATGAGATTGGCCTTTAATGCATTAAGTGCTGAGACTATTACTTCCAATAACAGCGCATATATTACACCGTGCATCGTTAGCAATTATGGCAATACAATAATGCAATTTGCCGCTGATGATGCATATTATGGTTATTTGCAGCTTAATTGTCTTGCTGCTGTCAACGACATCGACGGCAATACCGAATCACCTCCATTATCGGTTTATAAAATTGAACCAGACGGCACATTAATTCCTTACAATGTCAAATTAAACGTATTTGATATTACACACCCATACAGACTAAAGAGGGATTACAACCAAGTATATCAATTGGAAGTATCTGCAATAGCAGCACAAAATGCATTTACAAGACCAAGAGGTCTAAAAATGAATCTTCGTGATGTTGCTTTTTATTATGAAGCAGATGCTGCTGAGCTATATGATGATAATAAGATTGCACTTCAATTATACGGATTAAATACAGCAATCAAGACTACTACATTTGATAGATCGGTTACTCTTATTAATGGAGGCGCGAGGTTGTTTATTAATGTAATTCAGCAATCGATCAAAGAACTTGCTAGTGTGTCTAGATCAAGTATTGATATTTCTGATTTTGATACTGAAATTTTCTATAAGCTGTCAAAAACAGGCAACTACTTCAAAAACGTACAAACTAAATTCGATGATGCATGCAGACAGTATATTTCACAAGCGACAAATACACAATCAACGAATGAATTCAAAGAACCTGTTGAGAAGCTTTGTGCTCAGTTAAATCCAATTTTAGCATCCCTTGCGGTAAACAATACATCAAATGCCGATGCATTAAATTACAAATTAACAAATGAATTATTAAGCATCGGTAGATTAATTGGCGAAGCAAATGTTTCTGCTGAGGAATATGATTTGATTGTTAATCTGTTGACAAAGAGTTTTGTCATTGCGGTATGGCCATCAGCATACGACATGCCAAGCTCATTATTAAGAGGTCGAACATCTTACCTACCACAAGCACTGAATATCATTAAATTAATATTGACTCTTGGTGTTGAAGATGTATTTGATTATTACAAAAAAGCACTCAATGATGCATTGCGGCATGGATTGATCGGCAATGTAAAATACGATGAAATTTTAAAATACTATGCTGATCAAAAATTTGCACATTTCAATTATGAAATTACTCAGTTAAAGAATCAAATTGTATATCCAGAAATAACCAAAGGATCTCTTGATCCTTCATATAGTGATAGCAATTATGTTTCTATAGCATATTATCTAGCATCTGCCGAAAGAGAGTTAAATACTCTATTTGAATATGTATATGCGCTTGATGTAGACTTTAATGATGTTGTATTCAATAGTCTTTTCTTGCGTTTCAATTTAATTGAAAATGGCGTAAAATATTTAAATGTTCGCTACTCCGTGAGTAACACCATTATCAATGATAGCACATCTGCAATCGTAAATCCTTATGATTCTAGAATTTTAACGTTAAATCCCCAGACGCATAAATTTACATCAGACTTAGTTCCATTGTCTTCAAAGTTTTGTGTTGTTGCGCCATCGGGAATTCCGACAGAATTGTCATTTAGCCTAAAAATGTATAGCCAAATTCTTGGGTCTGTATATGATAACATCGAAACGCCAAATACAGATTATCAAACCTATATTGCAAAAAATAGCAAATTAGGCAAAGAACTAGAATTCAGAAATACTCCAATTACATTATATCCGGCGTCATCGTATAATACGATGGTTTTAAATTTTTATAATGTATCCGGTGACGATGTATCTGATACCATTCGCATCAAAGCATTGCCTGCTATATCTGAAATGCTACCATATGGATCAGCAAGTGCATGTTCGATTATTTGGAACGTTTCATTTCTAGATACCGACTCAACATATGCTACTACTAACTTTATTACAGTAACATCTATATCCGCACAAGGCGCCGTGCCAAACTTGTCGTCAATTCCATACGTCACATATCGTGAATTGCCGATCAATACAACAATTACAGAATATTCACTAGACCCTACATTAGAGCCTAATCTTTTCATTCGCAAACCAAATTCGAAATTTATAGCGTCTCACAACAACCAACAAGCAATTCATAACAATG